ATATCACACCAATCTCCATCCCAGTAAGTATAATCTCCAGTAGGTATATTTAACCAAGTAGGTTTAATAAAAGTAAGCTCATTATTAAATTTATCCTTACTGTAGTTACAATATCTTTGAGACTCCTGTGCAAAGCTGAATACTCTGTGTCTAACAAACTCATGACTTACTCCTCTATCACATATAAATTTGGCTGTAATGCGCTTTTCGTGATGCTCTGTAGGTTCTACTTGATACTGCAAATCGTCTAATCTATTATTCTCTACTATTACTCGTAGATTGGTTGTCACGTATATTGAATTTCCATGTTTACGCACTCTCGTATATTTCTTGTGATTACCATCTGACCAATATAATCTAGCTGGCGGAAGGTGTCCGTCTTCTGTTTTATCTATCTTTAAGTAAATAGTACCATGCTCTAACATAGCCCCATGACCAAGCTTAATCATACGATCTACAAACTCTTTAGCGCTATTCTCTGTTATCTTATCTTCAGACTTATAACAAGTTCTACCTGCTAATTCTATCATCTTATAAGGGTCTTTTTCCTCAATAATCTGTACACTGGATTCTATTAGTTTCATATTATATAGTTATTTGTTATATATTCTATAACGCAAATATTAAGAATAATTACAGATATTTAACATAATTTAAAAAAATATTTTATAAAAATTTTTTGAGAATAAAAAAATAGAGAGAGGAAGTGAGTGTGTGGAATAGCAAAAGTTCACTCCCCTGTATTTAGTATCGGAAGGGAATACCCCCGTATTGTCCTATATGTGCATTCTCTTTCGATATTTATTTGTTTATTTTTTTTGTTTTACATTCAAACTTTTATTATCATGTTGTGTTATCTACAAAGTGCAGAATTGAGACCACGGGACGGGAAATTGCCGTTCTTTATATGCAAGTGGCAGGGCGTTATCGGTGATACAAGCGCCGACAAAGTGACGGACGAAGGAAACGGAGTTGTAAGAATTAATGTTAAGGCGGCATTAGCCCGAAATATTACCTTAACAAAGTCAATCTTTCCCGCGGATGAAGAAGCATTAAGCGATTGGAAAAAGTTGCTTAAATGCCGTGTAATGTACGTTCCCGAAAAGAATGAGGACGGAACGTATAAGAAAGATGATAACGGGAATTACATTCTCAATGAGAAAGTAAAAGAGGAAAACAAAAACAAATGCGTAGTAAATTTACTTTACAAACAAGTAGATTTAGCTTCTATCAGTGATGAGGTAAAACGTATTGAGTTCGCCACTTCTGACGGACGAATAATGAAACAAAGTTTTATTACCGTTATCGGTTTTGCTGATGAAAAAGACGTTTGGGCTGAGGAAATCACACCTGAAGAAATGGCAGCAAACAATCTTCGCACCAATCTTGCAAACGGTACATATATCGACATTTCTGACGAAGAAGAAGAAAAGGAAGCTAAACCAACCAAAGCCGAAAGTAAAAAATCTACACAAGCCTCTGATGACGATTGGGATTAACGGAGACGGTGGGGGAACCCACCATCCTCGTTTTTTAAGACTAATTGTTTTACCAAAATAGACTAATCACATAATATATAGCTTTTATGGATAGAAGTGTAATAATTGCATTAGTTATTTTTGTTTTTCTCTGGATTGTAATACTAAAATATTGCATTGAAACGAATGATTGGACTGGCTTTATTTACCTAAACGGTCTCGCTTTGTTGATAACAATATCATGTATTAGGAGTTGCCAAGAGTAAGACACTTGAATAATAAGTCTAGCTGATAAGTAAGTTCTTCATATATGTAAGATGAGGGCTATCGTATCCGTAGATACCTGACGAGTCTTTGAAAATTAAGACGAAATAGCAATCATTAACTAAATAAATAATTATATGGATAAAAACAGTTTACTTCAATCTACATTTGAAATAGTAATATGGCCAGAAATACAAGACTATATGACTATAGATAATTTCAGAGAAAATGCAATACTAATAAACGAAGAACCATTCGTTGATATAGTAGGTAGTTCTGCATACTTTGTTAATACAGAGTGGAAAAGAAAAGCAGATTTAGAGATTGCATACAATAATGGCTATTCTGATGCAGAATATAAAATATGATGTTATGGATAGAGACACAGAATTAGGTATGTTATCAGTAATAATCACAATGATAGTATTATATCTATCTATATGGTTATTCAACTAAGATATACAGATTTGTTTCGCAAAGTAATTATTCTATGAAATGCAAATTATCCTCATATGTTGTGAAACATAATTTAACCACGTTAAAGTATAATAATATAAGTTAGGTATGCCCTTATAAAGACTTAGGTAGCGCTAAGGACTATGTTATTATACTTCTCTTCTTAATGCAGCCGAGTGCCGGTGACAAGCCCGACAGAATGCAGAGTCAAGAAAAACATAATCCTATTTACTATGCACAAGTAAAGACCGATTATGAATCCACGTGGTAGATGCAGTTGTAGGTTCCAACTGGTGCACATCTTTTAGAGACAGCAACCAAGCTCGAAGTAAGCAGAGCGAAGATTAGCTATACCTCGATAGGCTTAATGAGGTGCTTAACAGTCTAACACTAACTGAACAATAAGTGTTGATACTTTAGTATCTAACTATTATATCAACACAATGATATATGAAAACTCGTGTATGATGTATATCTCCTTAATTAGGGCGTTACGACGTTCCAGAAACGTAGTATGAAGGCGCAGAGGCGTTAGAACTAAAGTATTTTTTAATAGAGTAAGAGAAAAAAATTAGCATATAGATAGGATAATGCGCTTACTCTATTATTTTTATTGCATTAACTAACAAATAAATAATATCAAATTATGAAGAAAATAACTTGTATTCAGCAGTATGTAATAGATAATCTTATTGAAGACGAGAAATTGTCTACAAATAGTCTATTAGATGCAGTTTCTAAAGTATGTTCAGAAGAACAATTTAATAACATACTATCTATTCTTATTGAAACACCTATTCCTTGTACAAATATATCTAAGTTAGAGCATAAAGAAAACTTAGTAAGGGTAAGTATATTTATACCTGAAAAAACTAGCACTGAGACTAAAATAAAAATAATAAAAATACTACAAAAACAATTCAACTTTAGTCTTAGTCAAACTAAAGAATATGTAGATAGTTGCGTAGGAAAATATAATATATTACCTAGAAATGTTACGCAAGCAGAAATAGATGAAATTATAGAAAAATTAGAACCTTATAATGTAACTGTACTTTAAAGCAAGTTTTTCCATCAATAGATTAATGCAGTAAATATTACTGCATCTACACTGTGAGAATCAGTGTCAACTTTGTGGGGCTTATATTTAGACAATGTATGATAATAGTTGCAAATGTTATTATATAATCTAATATTAGTGCAGATGAAATCAAAGATAGTTCGTATTTGCAGTATTGCGGGATACGAACAAGTCAAGTCATTATAAGACTGGGTAGCGTAATACAAAAAATCCTAGCTGACCTGTAGCTAGGTATCTTTAAGGTGAGAATCCTTAACAATCCTGTGGGGCTTATATCTTTATCTCTGAGGAGTTCTTTATCGCCATGGTAGTAGAGAAGAACTATCTACGGTGGATGGTCTACTGAATGCTTGGATGTGTAAGAGAATAAAGTATTAGTGCAGACGTTAAAATCAGGAACAACTACATCATTCCTAACAATATTATCGGTCACAAGTCTAACAACAGTGTGATGTAGCCAAGTTTGTCCGTCCTTAGATTTACAGTATCAGCCATTTGTTTATTTAATCATTGTTCGTTCTTAATTATACAGATTGATTAATTAAGCATAACAGTAAGCGTACTGTTGTCAGTATATTTATATGTGAATATAGATATACTGATTGCACTCATTAAGGTAGCCTTCACGTGGCGAGTGTGTTAAGTAATAGGTCTAAAGAATCTTCCAGTTTGTACCTATGAAAACTAATACCTTTAACCGCCAGCTCACGCGGTATATAAGACAGGATTGCCGGACCCGCAGGTGTAACGAGATAAATACCTGCATTTTTTATTAACCTTGATAATTATCAAGTTGTAAACTTTAATTTAATGCCCAGATGGCGAAATAGGTAGACAAGTCAGAATAATAAACATTAAAACTAGTTTTATGAGTAAAAGAAAATGGACAAACGAATAGTTTATTTTAGCGGTTGAAACAAGTTTATCTTACGCAGAAGTAATAAGAAAACTCGGATTAAAACCCGCTGGAAGTAATTATGATACAGTTAAGAGAAAAATTAAAGAATTAGATCTTAATATTTCTCACATGACAGGAAAAGTTTGGAATATTGGTAAAAGATATAAAAAAATAAAAACAGCATAGCCAATAGAACAAATATTAGTAAAAGATTCTACTTTTATTAGTTCAGATAAATTACGTAAAAGATTATTAAAAGAACAAATAAAAGAATACAAATGTGAATGTTGTAATAATTCTTTATGGTTAAATTAGAAAATACCATTAGAATTACACCACATAAATGGTGATAAACATGATAATCGCATAGAGAATCTTTAGCTTTTATGTCCAAATTGTCATGCATTAACTGATAATTACAGAGGTAAAAACATAAAACAAGTGGCGTAATGGCGGAATTGGTATACGCACCATTCTTAAACAGTGGCGTTCAATAGAATTTGTGGGTTCGATTCCCACTTACGCTACTATTCTGATGGTCATTATGACCATGCGGGTTCGACTCCCGCTCTGGGTACAATTAGTAATTAACATTAAAATCTATTTATGATAAAAGTAATTAAATATTATGAACTAAATCGAATTAGTAGAATATTAGTAATAGCAATAATAACATATATTGTTGGCATTCTAATTAAAAGAGAATACGAAGAGTCCAAAACTATATATAATTTTGTAGATTTACAAATGAAGTACAAGAATTATATATTAGTCAATAAAGAGAGAAGTATTACTAATGATGAAGAATATAAGTTCACATTACGTAATCCTATTACAAACCAAAATAGTACTATATATGTAAAGTACTATCTATATCATCACGTATATTTTGTTGGAGATACTATAAAGTAACATTTTAATCAATAAAAGTATGAAAAGAGAAGAAATTAAAACTTACAAAGATGCTTGTAAAGTAATAGGTAGAAAACCTAGAACTTATAAAGATAAGCATTTAAATCTGTATGAACAGCTTAGTACAATTATAGCTGCTCTTAACTTTATTAGTAACAATAACAAACCTTGGGAACCCAAGTTTGATTATTATTACATCTATTCTTGGTTATACAGAAAAGATGGATATAATAAATCTGCGTGTTTGTTCTATTTGCTTTCTGGCGGTGAGTTTGTCCATTCCCGTGCGAATATCGGAACGTCTCTGAAGATAAAAGAAAGAGAGGATGGAAATTACATAATGGAAAACTTTAAAGAACTACTCCAAGATTGGTTTTGGGGAGATTAATTACTAATTTTAAAACATTATCAAAATGGAAAATGAAATGATGGCGAGACCTAAACCGCCAAGAATAATAGTTTGGGTAGTATTAATAACTCTTGCCTTAATAGGCATGATGGGAGCAATAATTTACGCAGAGCGTGAAAACATTGCTAATTTCTTAAATGGTGTGAACCAAGAAGAAGTACAAGAAGATCCTCAAGTTATCATTGAGGAACCTGTAACAACAATACAGGATATTCTCGACATGAGAGAGCAAATGAGAGAAGATAGAAGAGTTGATAGTGTATTTTTAGCTATGCCAAAGGTAGTATTAATTGATATTTTGATGCAACATGGTACATCGTTGTCTATAAAAGACATGATTTACATATATGAGTCAAACATATCAACGTATAATACAGTACTATCTGGAGCAAGAGCTCAAAAATATCTTGATGACTCTATACAAACTCATGTTATATCAACGGTTGTAAATGACTCTATTCAAAATTAAAACCAAACCTCCTGTTTTAAATGAATATTAGAGTCTAGTATACTCAGTCTGTGAAGATAGAGTATACGTCCTCAGAAAATGACAAGCATGTGGGGCGTAAGTATATACAGCAAGGTTATCGTTTATCCTCATTTATACAGGTTAATTGCGCAACTGTAAAAAACGGGATTGATAGAATAGATGGTATATATGATCGTGCGGACGTTAAAATCATGTACTCCAATAAGATTTAGTTTGACAGCTATTTCTGCTTATGAGTTAAAACTATAGTGAGAGTCATAGCGTAAGTAACGATTGTAGTCGTTTATCTTTGTCTTATAACAAATGCTATAAACTAAGAGTTGGCACTAACTTAATTAAATCCTGAGTGCCCAGGCGTCATTATTAACAATTTAAATTTTTAAAGACATGAAAAAGATTGGAAAATTTTTATTTGTAGAGCAATGCTTTGCAGATATTGAAGAAACAAAGCCTTGTATTATTCACATTGATGCAATTGACAATATAACATGCGTCAATACTAGTAGACTTGGAAAAGTTGTAGTGATAGAAACAGATAATACAAAAATTACCTGCAAAAATCCAGAGAATTTCTTTACTGAGTTTGAAAACCTAATTTCATCAGAGGAAGAAGAATGGTAGTCAATAAAGTAAAAGAAGGTCGTAAGTTAACTGAAATAAAATTCAGTAACGACCATTATCTTGCTAACCTATTAGCTACTACTAAAGTACTTGGTATATCGTTAGAACGAGCTAAAAAGCTATGTAGAACAGTACCAGGTAAAAGAGTAGAAGTTAATCCACCTATTGAAATTATCAGTAAACTAAATACTGATAAACTATTTGAAGAATTAGAGGAATATGAAATAGAAGTATCTATCAGTATTCCTAGTAAATAACTTATCAAAAGTAAAATATGAAAGCAATTATTATTACATTTAAAGGAGAAATAAAAGATGAACATGCACTAGTAACATCTTTAGCATCAAATACAGCAAATAATACAGATGCTAAGAACGTAGATGTAAGTATCTTATCAGATGAAGATGTGATGAGTGCTATGGTAGCTAAATGTTTAACTCCGACGGATATAGCAGTAGATAGACCATCTAATTCACAAATACGAGTAATAGAAAACTTCTGTAAGAAGATTATTGCATCTATTGGTTCACCTGCTCTCAAGACACGAGAGCTATTGAATTCAGAACTATGTAAGTTCTTAGTACAACAGAATCGTGAGGTTATTAGTGTTCCAGTAAGTATTATTGCTAAAGTAAATACTACTTCTGCATATTACGAACATCGTAAGGTACTAAAGGAATACGGTTTATCCGCATTACCTGAGTTATTACGTGATGTTAATCCTATATTTAAATTTTACTAGTATGGCAAAGAAGAATAATGAAGAACCTCCAAAGGAATTCAAAAAGAAGCCAAAACATAAAAAGATGGAGCCCTATAATCGTAAGAAAGCATGGAAATAGATAATAATTGTCCTACACTTGATAATCATATCAACTGTAGTGAATGTACTCATGAGTGTAAACTCAGAATGCAACCAAAGAATAGTAAAGAAGTAGAGGTTCCGCCAGAGCCTCTACTTAATACTATATATTACTAATTTAAATTGTTAGTAAAATGGTGGATTTAGTCAACCCAAAGAACTATTTATAACCAAATCCCTAATGGAAGTTTAGCAGTTGCTAAACTGCTATTCAAGAGTACAACGGACTATACAACGGTCAACCAATTTATTGGTCAGTGATGAAGGAAACGGGTTACCTATGAATAAGAGATACGAATAAATAGGATAGTTCTTTTTAATTATTACTTAAATTTACTAAAAGATATGAGTAAAACAAAAAACAAATTAAAATGTCATACTATATGACTAACGTAATTATTTCTCCTACTTTACATGAGGAGAAAAGATTAGAAGCTATATCATACTTTAGTAGATGTAGCAAAGAAGCAGCACTAAAAATTCATAAAAAGAATAAGTATAAAGATGTCAAATTAAGGCTAAATGTTATAGCAGTAGCTATAATAGAGGCTAAAAAGAGATATTTTAATGACTGTTCTTTTATCAAGATTATATTATAGTGTTAAATAAATTTTATTGTTAAATCAATTAAACTGTATTCAAAATGGCAGAAAAGAAAATGAACATCCTCTTAGAAGAGGTAAATGGAGAAAACATCCAAGATGTAATCGCTAACTCTAGTAAAGTAACTGAAGACATTGCTACTAAGGCAGCTGAGAAGATTGCCGAACGTCGCAAAGAGAAGCTAACTAATGAGTTAGTTGCTATTGTACAGAAATGTGAATTTACAGTATCCTCTGCGGTATTGCAGGTTCGCCGTTCTAATCGTACAAACCAACGTATTAAAACCTACCTGAAGGATTTGTCTGCACTTGCTGAAGATATCAAGAGTGGAAATAAACCTGTGTCCGCATGGGATAAAGAAGCTCGCGAGATGAAGAAGCAGTACGATAAAGACCTTATCGAAATCGGTAAGAGTATTGACGAATCTCAAAAAGAATTGCGCGATATCTTCCCGGATTCCTGGCAGTGGACATACGATGAGTTAGTACCCGGTGTAAATCGTCGCTAACTCAAAACAAACAAAATAAAAGAGGTTCCAAGCTTAGAATCTTTGAATCAATAGCTTAGTATGTAAGTCGGAATCAGTTCTTTTGAACTAACTAGGGCCTGAGGCATACAAGGACCTGAATTAACAGGTCTCATACAGAATTTTTAAATCAGTTATGGGGAACTACCGTGAACTACTGATCATAAGTCTGAGATCGCGACAATAAGATTGTCCTCTAGAAATAGAGAAAAGCCTTAGTCGTGACATCAAGTTTAGACTGAATAATATGAATCTTTGAATCGTTTAAAGTATCTATACTTTAACTATTATTCGTGTATTATCAAGATCAGTATAAGAGAACTAACCATTCTCAAGACCATAGGGTATACAACTTTGGTCGGTTGTATACCCACATTGACTGTTAGGTCTATGAATCAGTCGTATGGACGAGGGTTTGATCCCCTCCAGCTCCACTCACTATGACGTCTAAGGTGACTTCTATTGCTAGCGTTTCCCTCGAAGTAAAATGATAGGAAACGCATATGGGGCTGAATGAATTTGACAGCGACAATGTGAAGTAGAATAGGTCAATACGCAGATAACTGGCAATACAAGTTATGTAACGGACTATACTGGTATCGCAGCGTGATAACAGAGTCCAACGGCTAAGCTAATGTCGTAGAAAGCTGGAGTAAGGATAGTACTCAGATGGTAGAGCGGTGAGATAATATCAAAAGCTGGTATCGGAGGTTCGAGTCCTCCCCTTACTACAAATATAGAGTGTTCAGTTAATAGGCAAGCGCAGGGAGCAGGGAGGTATAGTAGGGAGACCCTACTACGCTATTCTATAGTTCATTAACGTAGAAATAGCGCTGTATCCAATCGGCATTATAGGTTCGAGTCCTATACACTCTACAATTAAAAACTAATTAATATGGAAAGTAAAATCAATTATTTAAGAGAAAATTATAAGAGTACTAAAAATTATATAGTTACTTGGGAGCACTCTTATATACCTAAAGAGGATAGGTATATATATTTCTTATATATACGGTATACTGGATTAAATAGTACTGTATTGTTTAAAAGCAGTGTAGATTACACATATTTAACGACACTATTTGATCTGTTTATGAAGAATTTTTAGTTTAATCAATAAATTAATTTGAAATGGGATTAATGAATTTTATTAGACAGAATCTTCCAGAATCATGGGAGAAAGCTGCAACAGAGATGAGAATGAAGACCGAATTAATAACTCGTCTTCATAATGTAGTACCTCGTGCTTATAAGAATAAGTATCACTACAAAGAAGGAATATCTTATATTAGAAGAGTATTCAATACTAAATGTGATATAATACATTTAGTAGATGCTACTGATATAGATATTACTAAATGGAATGAATTAAGTAGTAAAATAAAAGAATACGAATATCAATGCGTGTAAGATATTTTGCTTGGTTTGACTCTAAACATGAAAGAACAGAGTTCATTAACTTACTCAGATCAGCTAAATCTGATATTGATGCAGTTAATAAAGTGATGCAAAAATATCCAGAGTTAACTTTATCAGAAGTATCTGGAATAGTAAATAACTTTAAAAAAGAAATTAATCAACCATGAGACTCAATCATCCTGGTATCTACAGAATTGTAGGTGAAAACTTTGAACTTCTTGCTAATATAATTGGAGAAGTTCCTTGTATGAGAATTACTTCTGCACTATTAGTTAATGACTTAGTACAGAAAGGAGAATTCACAATACTACCTGAAGAATCTATTGAAATTCAGAGCGTATTAGCAAATCCTGACAAATTTGTTTTTCTAGAGTATGAATACTCAGAAATATGTTCATTACCATCTTATCGACAATCGATTCATGGTACAAAAATGCCTAATATAACTGATGAACAGTTAAAGACATTTACTAGTAAATACATTGAAGACATTGGAATATATGGACGAGGTGTATCTGCAACTAAGGCTTATATATTAGAAACTACAGGCTGGTCATTAGCACAAATTAATGTAGTACTAATGAAAATAGCTAAAAGAGTAAAGCAGCAATATGTTAATTTATAGTTTAACAAACCATATATATACCACTTGGGGAGTTAAGTATAGTTCATTTAACTTGCGACCTGAGTGGTATACCTTTTTAAGAATACAAAAGAGGGAATTAAACGAAATAGAATTTCATGAATCATATAGGATTAAAACTGTAAAATATTTAATATTTTGGTTTGATAATATGATAATACAAAAGATAGGAGTAGATAAAGATTTAACTCTAAGAGTACGCATAAGGATATTATGTGGATTAATCAACAATACTCCTGCTAGTGTACTTACTAGGCCTATGAAAATAGAATTCATGGAATGTATATGGGATACTTATAATAAATTCTACAAAGATTGGTACGAATACTATTGTAAGAATGTACTAGAATTGCCATTTTAAGTCTATAGAGTCTTGGTTGACTCTATAGGCACACTAAAGCCCGTAATTATGACAGATGAAGAAAGACAGCAGCTTTTAGATCTGATCAAGCAGGCTAAAGAAGGTAAACAATATGCCTTCACGCAGCTTTATAATCGTTATCACAGAATTATATACAATACTATATATAATATTGTACATAATAAGGATGTAACAGATGATTTAGTATCTGTAACGTTTACTAAAGCTTTCTTTAAGATAGCTAGTTATGTTAATCATATTTCATTTGAGATGTGGTTAAAAACTATCGCTATAAATAGTAGTATTGATTATATACGACGTACCAAAAAAGAGAAGTATGATTATGAGTTAGATAATGATAATAACTGTCTACAGGTAAGCAGTTCGGCCGACAGCTCACCAGAGGATTTGTACATATATCATGAGACAGATAGTAAATTATCAGATGCATTAAACAGACTTCGCTATAAGTATAGGTATATACTTGAACTACGCACAGTTCAGAATCTCTCTTACAAAGAGATTGCTGAGCATCTTGAACTCTCTGAGTCTCAAGTGAAATCTCGCCTTAACAAAGCGAGAGAGAAATTAAAACAATTGTTAAACTAAAAACATTTACTAATTATGACACCAGCAATTATTGGTCTACTAACTGTAGCATTTATCCTTGCGCGATTATTTCGTAGTACAGGAATGTGGTGGAAACTTGTTTTCGCCATTATGGCTGGTCTATTAGTAGGTATTTTGAGTAAGGAAGTAGTTAAGTCAGATAATGATAAAACTACTTCTCTTACTAGTTTAGTTAGCACCATGAGTAATGATGATGCTTTAACATGCATGCAAAGCTTAGTAGCTACAGTGACAGAAGGTACTACCGTTCGCCTTACTGGGGTTGCAGGTTACATTGTTAAAGATGAAGAATTATTCGATGCACTAACTAAAAATAATACTTTTACTAATGGACGTGACTCACCAGAAATAGAGGATGATAGTTAACTCTTAAACTAATCTATCTTTTTAATTGTACTTAATAATAACTTTTATTTTAACACTTTAAAACATTATCAAAAATGGCAAAAGAAATGAGTAAGGCTGAAAGAAAGGCAGCCTTGAAAGCAGCAAAAGCAGCAGCAAAAGCTGAAGCTAAAGTAAACAACACTGAGAACAAGAAAGAGGAAACTAATCCTCAGGTAGATAACAAGCCGAAAGATGCTAAAGTAGAGGATGCAAAGAAAGCTCCTACTACAGCTAAGGAAACTAAGGTTCAGGCGAAGAAGGATGCCCCTAAAAGTCCGGATAAGCCTAAGAAGAAGGAAGAGAAAATTCCTACAATCATTCCTGAAGATGCAACAGGTAAGAACAGCCCTGAAAAGAAAGCTGTAGAACGTGCTGCAAACCTTATCACAGGAATTCCTACGGCCGGTATACCTATTGGTTCAAGAGAATCATCTGTTGATGGTAAGGCTATGTTAGCATTTGTAATGCAACAGCGTTACGCTAACAATGAAGAACTCAAGAAGCAATATCCTGAGTTATATGCAGACATCAATCGTAGCATTGATGTAGTTACTTTGTTAGCTCTTGTCGATGTACGTCAAGACTTGTTCGACCGTGGTGAACGTGGCGAATTGCAGTTACAGATAGCTGCAGACCAAGTATTACCGCTGCAAAGTATGGCAGAAATGCTAGGTATTAAACTAGCTCCTGCTAAAGCTCTGCCTGGGAACGATGGACAAATGTCTATTAACTTCTCAGAAAGTGAAGTACCTACAGAACTTGCAAACAGCAAGCCAAAAGTAGAAATTCCAGAGCTTGATCCTAACAAGATTGCTAATGATGAGGAATTGAAAACTGCCCTTAATTACCTCATCTCTAAAGAGAAAAATGTGGCAGAAAATATAGTTAACACTGTAGAATGGTATCGTGTATATCGTGGCCTGAAAGAAACTGATGCAGATAAGAAGCTTGCATTAGACGAGAAGACAGTTACAGATTGGATCAATGAGATATTCTCTATTATCCAGCCTACAGCTATCTTGCGTGGTTTAGGTCGCGCTGTATACTTATATACTTCACAGACAGGTTCACCGTGTATGGCTCACTCTATCATGCATACGCACATGTCTAAAGCCGGTTGGAGTGAAGAACAAGTAGCAGAAGCATTACGTGCTTTAATTGGAGAAAACTTCCGCTATAAACTGAAGGATGATCCTGAAGCAAAGCCGGAAGAAGATAAAGCAATTAATGCTATTACTGGCTTACTGGGCAATGACTACATTGATAAGTTATTTGCTGACTATACTATTACTACTGATGGTGTAGAAGACAGTAAGAAGACTGAACTTGAAGCTGCACGTGAAGTTGCCCGTAAAGTTCTAGGGAGTATTCGTACCAATTACTTTGACAAACAGAAGGAGACTCCTACGCTTGATAAGATGCGTATGGTTGTAGGTCAGATTATTAACTTGTATCGAGACCCGGCCGATCGTCTTGCAGAGTATTGTCAAGGAGATTTAATAGCTCCAAAGGAAGACGAATACCCAAAGAAGGAAGAACAATCTGAAGGAACTGAAAAAAAAAACTAAACTGGTTTAAAAAGTTTCTTTTGAAAATTCATATCCTAGAAGAATAGCCATTCTAATAAATATCATATCAAATGAATAATAGAATGTTAACTGTAGTTGGAATGTTTGTTGTCAGTGTATTCATTGGTAGGCAAATGTTCGCAACTACAGAAGTTATACAGGCACAGCCTGTTATGCCCTCTATAGTGGAGTTACCTAACTTCCCTAAAGTAATAAAAGAGGAGAAAAAGTCTGTAGATGAGATAGATGTCGAGGTAGACTTATCTACATTAGAAGTATCCGTGAAAGGAACAACAGACGCAAAAGTGAATGTAAAAACTACTGGCGAACCAAAGCCAGTAGTTAAGTGGAAAACTAAAGTAATAGAGAAGACGAATTCAACAGGATATCCGAAAGTAAAAGCTATAAGTAAGGTATCTGATGACGAATCACCGACAACTCCATTAACAATAGTAGATAAATATGAACAATAAAATTATACTTCAACAAATGATACGTTTATCACGTATTATTAAGGACTCAAGAGAAGCAAGAGCTAAATTGAATTCTATTCAAGCTCAAACTGAATACTTTATAGTAGAAGGTAATCAGTCTACTTTTATTAGAGACCAAGCTAACAGTAGTATAACTAATTGTTTATATGTAGAACAGTACTTACGTTCGTCTGTAAGTAATGCTTGTAAATGTTTGGATGGTTTTGATGCTTCAAAAATGGAGCCAATAGACTACATCAGTAGTAGTGATGTAAAAAATAAGTTTGTCGACATATGTCTAGGTAAGAAAGTAGTAGCTTCTATTAATCTTACCACTGGTGAAATAATAAGCATCAATACACCAAAACAAGAAATAAAGGCTAAAGATAACAGCCCTACGGTAAAAAGTTAGTGATAATAACCGTATAATAAATACTTTAATTATATCACAGTTCGAGAGGAGTAAAACTGTAGCGTAAATCACTCCGAGGAAGTCATGCGGTAAAGTATACAATAATACTGGTCGCACCTGTCAGGGAGCTTGGAATCATTTCTCCATGGCCCGAAAAGTTACATGACCCGAGAATATGTTAGCAGCTAAAACTGTGAGATTACTCAAAAGGTAGGGTGTTAGCTTATGTAATTGAAAACTACATAAGAGGGGATGAGCGTGTACAATCCTCATTAGGAAGTGAGAACCGTTTGGAGACTTCTAAAGACGCAGTACTAAAGAGAAGACACACTGAGTACTAAACAGTACAAAGGGAACGAAATCCCTATATCCGTATTAGTTTATCAAAAGCAGAATCAAAAAGGGATATAAACACGATGACGAAACAGGGACAATACGGTTCCTGACTTATTCCTTTGGAAAGAATAAGTAAAGCCGAGAGGCAAAGGTTAGTTTCACCTTAAGAAGCAGCCAACTCATGGAAAAAAAGAGATTGCAGATAACGCATTACCGGTCTCCAAAATCGGTTAACAAAAGCGCTACTGTGCGTCCAGAAAGGGAAACAGGCTAACTCTAGTGTTCAGTATACATCAGCTGTGATGCAATATGCAATTGTGGATATTGGAACTTATACTTATGAAGGGAGTAAACTACTAATACTAATGTAAGGATAACCGTGTTATGGTACATACTTATACAAAGTAAGGATATGAAAGCTGGAAACGCAATGATCCAAGAATTAAACGTGCAAACATTAAAGCTTGACTGATTATCGTGGAGCAGGAGCCAATCCTGTACATTATCGTAAATAGTGTGCTGTAAAAGAACTTACGTATAAGGGATGAGGTATATGAGATTGATACCGTCTTTCAAGTCTAAGGTGACTCATGAGTTTTGTCGTGTAGATGAGTATAATGTATGAGAAATGACGAGACTAAAATATAATAGTCTAAAATGCGAGTATGAGGGCGCTATAACCCTGAACTTAGAAGCGGACACCTTTAGCAAGTGTTATTACGTGATAATAAATAAGATTAGGAGATGCAGAGGAAACTCCTTGTAAAAAACGGCAGAGCTTAAGCATTTCAAGATATGTAAATGCCTTTGGTTTATTATACTAGTTCATACCAGAATTTTGGATAATAAACATCGTTATGGATTAAGGAAGTAAATAGAGTTATTAAAGATGCTTTAGGGTTAGAATCCTAAAACCAGTTTAGTAATAATCATAGTATATGATGATATACTTAATGAATCAATTTTACTTACGCTGAGTAGAGTCAGCTATGACAAAATGAACTCTAATTATTTAACTTTTTAATTAATTGGGAAGTCCAATGATAGTACAGAGATTTCAAACTACTATTGTAAAGTAGGAGTTAAGGAGTACGAGTCACCCCGACTGCCAACCGACATTGCTGACTGTTAAGACACTCGTAAAGTACAATGCGCAACATTGTATGTGAGAGAACGCTGAATCGTTAGTTACCTGTGTTGTTTCTTACACTGTCTCTGTAAGGGCAATAGTACACTTATGATGAAAGTATTCCATAAGCAAACAAGGAGACGATGATAGGTGGAAATCCTAATGTTCGTGCAGTATAAACAAACAAATCCTGGAAATGGTATAGATGGGTCATGCTATAAGCAATGAGTCTATGATTTTAGTAATGTTAGATTAAACAACCGTAATTCTGACGAATTTCGATAATACCGGACATACTCAGTAGGTTCTAAGGAACTGATGATAAAGTGGCTTATATCGCATCTAATCGCGTTATACGCTTACGGTGAGGGGTGCGTTAAGCATCGAAGGAATTGAATCTTAACCGTCGAAACGGGACGTTAAAACAAAAAAATATCAGAAATTATCAGAAGTAACTCACAGAGTATTTCTCATAAATTTTCAATTTATTATTTTTATGCTTAGTAGATTATGTGATTGAGTTCACCTATTCCAATTTTGAATAGCTATTAAATAATCGAACGGTGGAGAGATTTTATCAATTTTTTGTATAACTATGTTCGTATTGGTATATCAAGTACGGACTCAAAAAGGAACATTTTTATGGAAAATAATATTAATGGAGCTAACACTCCGGGTTTAGCAGCTCAAATTTTAGCTCGCTATCGGCAAACAGCCCAGAAGTTTGGGCCTTTCTTTGGACAGCAGATATTTACAATCGTAGCACAGACTCCTGACCTTAAGTGGAAAGAAGATGTAGCTACAGGTAAGAATACTTTCCGTCAGGAAGTAAAAGCTTATATTCTCAAGGCTATTGATGTTGAGTCAGTTAGTTTACTTGAGAAGGATGTTGACGGACGTCCGAAAATCATCTTGAATGAGAAGAAGAATGATCCATCATTAGTCTTTGAGCTTGCTGATCCTGAATTTACTAAAGCAACCCGGCAGAATGTAATTGAATGTATTGAACGGTTGAGTAAACCAGGCTCTAAGCCTATGTTCTTTACAGCTGAAGAACTTCCTATGTTGAATGACTTAACTAAGTTATCCAACCAGAGTGTGTTGAACTTCTATGAAGAGATGACACGTAAGTGTATGCAGTTAGCTGAAACTGTCCGTAGTTATATGGATATGAATCAGCGTATGCAGGTTGAGTATTTACGGCAGTGCGGTTTAGATAATCAGGAAACTGAAATTCACGTAACTGCTACGATTACTGAAGAAAAATAGTAGAAGCTTATGAACGGCAGACTTTCTTCATTACGTGTAGAACTTCTGCGAATTCTAATATGTTCTGAGCCAGCCATATTGTCTAAAATTCAGATTTGGAATGGAGGACGTACCGAAACGCCTAAAAAAGTAAGTATTAGAGAAGATGGACGGGTCTTTCTATTTTACGGAAGTGGGCCATTATGGTGGCAAAGATTATTTAATACTTATGAATCGGTAAGTATTATAGATGCTTCTATTAGTATAGCAGATGCAATTACTGGGTCAAATTCGACTCGAAATGAATATGCCTTTGACGAAATTACTAAAAGTATAATTGATGAGGCAAAGAAACGTAAGGATTTCGATTGTATAGTTGATATTTTGTTTGATTGTATGCGGAATTGTTCAGATGGGGAACTACATTCTAAATGGATTAATCAAGAGAATATCAAAAAATATGCAAGAGAAAATGGTATAACCAACGTTGAAGACGTTAACCTTGAAGGGCTTAATGGAATAGTTGGAATTAAGACTGGTGGACGGGTTATTCCTATAGTACTCGGCCAGTTAAGAAAATTTAGAAAATATTGATTTGGATATTATCTTAAAACAACATAATTTCATAGTACTGAACTGGGTACTATTTATAGTAATTACTGCTGAATTGGGCAGTTATTACTACACAGTTCCTTAGCTCAACTGAATAGAGCAACACACTTCTAATGTGTAGGTTATGGGTTTGAATCCCATAGGAACTACTACTGGTAGATGTAGTTTGGTCGAGTATTTAACATTTAAAAACATTAATCAATATGAAATCAATTACATCAATATATTTGCTCGGAGATAAGAATAAAGGTAAAATCGGTCGCATTAAGGAAATTTCTAATGAAATTACTTTCTATTGGAATAAGATTAAAGAAGAAAATGTTATTCCGAAGAAAGCTAAACGTAATTATGACTTAAAAGAGTTACTTCAGAAGATTGAAACTCTATCTGAAGAACGTACATTATTAAAACTGTATATGCAGTGTATTAATATGGGTTATAAGAAGTTTACCGAATTATCTAAAGATAACAACTATCTTAATATCTTTACTTTATATGAAAAGACTGAACAGTTGTTTCACTTAAGTAAGATTAAGACTCTTGATCCGAAACTTAAACGTTCTAAAGGAAAGAAGAACCTAGATAAAACTGAAGAGCTTACTTCAGCTTATATTGCAGGTCTAAAAAATAAATTACAATTAGAAATTAACAAAATCAATAAAGATATTACAGATTTTAATGAAAAGGCAGAACTCAATATTGAAGCTCCTGCTTTATCCTTAGCTGCATAAATATGAAAGAAGTTAGAAAAGCAATTTATGTAAGAAAGAAATTTTGGGAGTCTAGTTCAGCTTATGAGAATAGAGTTAATATTCTTATAAACTGGGCTAGTAAACATCCTGAAAGAGAATTAAGTAGTATAGGTGTAGGTACTAATACTACTACCATATTTTATTGTGAAACGATAGAAGAAAATCCTACCATAATAAAAGGATTTTCAAGTAAATAACTTAATTATCAAAATTATGAAAAAGATATTAGCAAAGAAAAATAAGAGAACCGGTATAAAGAATCATAGAAGTAATAAAAATAAGTTTCGTAGAAGCTATAAGGCTTATCAAATAATGACGGTAAGCAAGAAACCGGGACCATCTGGAGTCATTAAATATGATGAGAATGGGAAAGTAATAGGATTTGTAAAGTGGGCAGGAAATAAGAAGCAGTCTGAATACACTACTAAAGTAGCAAAAGATGCTATGAATGAAAACAAATCTATAAAACAATCTAAAAAAGAATTAATCAAGAATATTCTTATGAAAGCAGGATATGATCCTACAATACGATATACCCGTAAAGAGAAGAAACATTTTACGCGTATAGTTAAGAACAATATGTTCACTAAACCTAAGGGAGTTACGTTAACAACTGAACAAATCAAAGAGAAAATAAAAGCTGATAAACTTGCAAAGAAATCTATGCAAGCTAAATTTGATGAATCAGTACGTAATAATCCTTTAACTCCTAGAAAAGGTAAACAGATGGCTCCTAGTGCCGCAGAACTATCTGTTAAAGAAAAGCCTAACAAAAGAAACTTTCAATATGCTATACAGAGAAAATGCTCTGATAATGATATGAAAGTATATGATTTTGCTACTGGAAACTTTGAAGCATCTACTAGAGATGAAGCAAAGAATAAAGCTGCCAAGTTAGCTAAAAAGTATAAGAAAGATACATCATTTACAGGAGTAACTGTAAAGGATATTGAAGGAGATAATAGTATAACTTATTATAGTCGTAATAAGTTATTAGCAGCATAAAAACATAATATTTCTGTTTCCATAACTTAAACTGGTTTCTCATGTAGCTCAGTGGTAGAGCCGCTACTATGTAGTGTGATTGCGTTGGTTCGAGTCCAACCATGGGATCTAACTTTAAATACTTATAATATGATTATACGAGGAAAAATAGTCTACGTATATGATATTGAGGTATTTCAAAATATCTTTCATTGTTCGGTAAAAAATACAGAAACAAACAACATCTATAAGTTTGAGATATCAGAAAGAAAAAATCAACTAAGAGAATTAGTTAAGTTCTTTAAACAAGTAGATAAATACATTACTTGGGGAGATTATTATACTACAAATATTAACATTCCAGCTAATGTTATATTTTGTGGCTATAATAATTTGCATTATGATAATCCTATAATTAATTATATAATTGAGTATGAGGATAAATTAATGCAATATAATATACCTACTATATGTAGTTCTATATTTAATCTAAGTAAGACCATAACTACTTCAAGCGAAGATAACATAGATGCATGGAAACATTGGAAGTATCAAATATGGTTTGATACTTTTGATATTCTTACTATGTTATATTCTAATAAACTTAGAGTAGGTTTAAAGGAAATCCAAGTAACAATGCAATATCCTAATGTACAGGAATTTGTATGTGATTGGACTAAACCTCTTCCCTTAGAGGATTTTGACTCTATGATAGATTATAATATCAATGATATTGAATCTACCTCAGAATTACTAAATAGATGTAAGAAAGACGTTGATTTACGAATCGCTATTGAAGATGAATATGGAGTAAGAGTACTCAGTAAAGATGGTGTAAATATTGGAATGAAAATTTTAACTCAGAAATATCTTGAAAAAACAGGTCTAACTTGGTGGGATATTAAAGATTTAAGATCTCCAATGAGCGTAATACCATTAAAAGATGTAATATTACCATTTATTAAATATGATAGTCCTATTTTACAAAGAGTACTAGAAGATATGAAAAATCAGATAGTATCTCCAGGTAGAAAAGGATATGAAAATAAGTTTGTATTTAATAATTTACGCTATTCTGTAGGAGTAGGAGGTATTCATTCTGTGAATAGTCCTGAGATTATTATTCCTAGAGATGATGAAATGCTTATAGATATAGATGTAGCTTCACTATATCCAAGTATGCTTATAGAATATGAATTCTATCCTAGACATTTAGGTAAAGAATTTTTAGAAGTATATAAGCAAATCAAAGATGAACGAATTGAAGCTAAACACAATGGTGATAAAGTAAAGAACGAAACTTTAAAGTTAGCTTTAAATGGTTTATCAGGTAACTTACAGAATGAACATAATTTCTGTTATAGTCCATTTGCAGTAATGCAGATTAGAATTAATGGACAGTTACTATTACTTATGTTAGCTGAAAAATTAACTCAAATTGGATGTCGAATCGTCCAAGCAAATACTGATGGTTTATTCGTCTTACTAAAGAAAGATGCATATTCTAAAGTAAACAGTATTTGTAGAGAATGGGAACAGCTTACTAAACTTACCTTAGAAGAAGATCGTTTTAAAGCAATGTATCAATATGCTATTAATGATTATTTTGCTATTACTGAAGATAACAAAGTAAAAGAAAAAGGAATGTTTATTACTGCTGTAAAATTAGGTAAAGGATTAACTCCAAAGATTATACCTAAAGCAGTAATAAGTTTCTTTAAAGACGGAATACCGGTCGAAGATACAATTAAGAATTGTACAGATATAAGAGATTTTCTAATGTCTGAGAAAACTGGTAAACAATGGCATGTTGAATATATGAACGAGGAGCAACAAAGAACTAATCGTTTCTACGCATCTACTAATGGTGGATACTTGTGGAAATGGAAAGATACTGGTCATAAAGAAGGTGAAATTATAACATATACTGAGCCATACGTAGGAGAACGTAAATATAAGGCTTCTGCAAGACAGTATCAGAATATGCTTACTGCATCTGGTGTTACTCTTCTAAATAAATTTGATAATAAACCAATTGAAGAAAGAAAGATTAATTATAGGTATTATATTATGGAAGCCTATAAGATAATCAGAGATTTAAAACCGTTACAATTGAGCCTATGGGATTAACAGAGGCTTATCAGATATATTTCAGATAAACCATAAGCTTATATAATATATAAGACTATGATTTTAGAAATAGATACTTCTATCTTAGATAGAATACCAACTTTATCTATTAATCAATTAGTATTCCTAACACTTGTATTGAATGATATCAAAACAATCAATCAAGACATTCAGAAACTTCTCAGCCTAGTTAATGAAGAAGAGATACAAGAGTTAGAGACTCAAGGTTTAATTTCTATCCAATATGATAGAGATACCCAAGTCATAAGTAAAACAGAAAAACTAGAAGAACTTCTTAAAGAAGATAAAGCTATGTTTGATATGTTTTATGACCAATTTCCAGTTTACGTTATGAGACCTGATGGAACTAAAGGATTTCTCAGAGCTAATGTAAACAAATGTAGGAAAGAATATAATCGTATCGTAGGCAAGTCTAAAGCAATGCATGAACACATTATGGATTGTTTAAAATATGAAATAGATGAGCGTATGCGTACAGGTAAAATAGGTTATATGAAAACTATGTGGAAATGGCTCACTCAACACGAGTGGGAAACTATTGAGGAACAAATGAAAGTAGAAACTCCTAACCAAAATTACTATAATTATGGAACAGATATCTACTAAGACACTAACATTTAGACATATATCCTCTGCTACTAACGAAGCAGTAGAATATATTCGTAAGAGAAAGAATCATGAGATTGTTTCTTTACGTACTAGATGGAGTAAGTTTAATAAATCCTGTATGGGAGGCATTGAACCTAATACTATATATACTATTGTAGGTATATCTGGTAGTGGCAAAAGTTCATTTGTAAATACGCTTGAAAGTGATTTAATAGACTTAAATTCTAATCAGGATGTAGTAGTACTTAATTTTTCATTTGAAATGTTAAGTTCTAGACAAGTAGGTAGAAAATTGAGCAGTAAGTTAAGGCAAACTACTGCTCAGCTATATAGTTCTAGTAGTGATTTAGACAATACGCTATTAGAAGAAGTAGAACAAACTTCTCAACAGATAAAATCATATCCGATATATTATGTAGATACACCGGGTACTGTTGCAGATATAGCATCTACCATTGATTACTTTTACGAAAATAAAGCTAAAGGCAAGAAATTTGTGATTATACTTGATCATACTCTACTTGTTGAAGGTCAAAATCGTGAAAGTGCACTACAAGTGATTTCCGATTTACAGAAACTGTTTATTAGAGTAAAAAAGTTTCCAGATACTACAATAATACAGTTATCACAGATGAATCGTAATATCGAAAATCCTGAAAGAATTAATAATCCATCTATGCATTATCCAATGCGTAGCGATATATCTTCCGCTGATACTATTTTTCATGCATCAGATTACGTTATATGTATTCATAGGCCAGAGCTACTCAATATACAGAGTTATGGACCAAATCGTCTACCAGTAAGAGATAAAGTTTATTTGCATATTCTAAAGAATAGAGATGCAGGTGAATGTTCTATACTTGAGTTTGACAATGACCTTAAATACAATAACTTAATTGAGACTATACGAGAAGATGAACCAGTAAGGAAGATTTCGTTTAGTAATAACAATTAAAAAGGCTGAAAATTATGAAATCATATACATTTACATTACCGAAAAATACTAAGAGTGCAAAAACATATAAGGAGTCTTTAATGGACCGAGTAATTAACGCTTATCCTTGGATGACTGTAGAAAGTAAGAGTGATTATCCTTCTTGCAGTTATGGCATCGAATATGCTGGTGCAGGTGATATTATTACTTTAGGTTTAAGTAAGACTCATAATATTGGATGGTTGCCGAAGGAATGCGCTAATTGTCCGTTTAAGTGTTGGGGAGATAATGTAATTAATTTCGACTTAGAAACAGAATTCTTCAAGGCTATTAATGCACTTGATATTTATGCAAAGGAACATTGTCCGTTTGATGTTGACTATGACTTTAAAGATGAGTTTGGTACTCCGGTTAAAATCTTTGATAACTTCGTACAGATTGGTTATGAAGTAATTCCTATTGCATTTGGTTCTTTGAACTATTTAAAACCGAAGACAAAGAAAACTATTATCGATATCACGATTAATATTAAGAAACGTGGTTTGTTTTAATTAAAATATCTTATTCCATATTATCAGAAATTATCAGAGCTTTATCAGAGGAATACAAAAAAATAAAAGCTTTTATGATTGTATTACCAAAAGAGAAAGTAAAAGCTAAAGTAGAAAATCCTAGATTTTTGATTTTATTTGGTAAACCAAAAGCTGGGAAAACTACTTTAGTTGCAGCACTGGATAACAATCTAATTATTGATTTAGAAGGTGGTTCAGAGTTCTTAGAGGCATTAGCTGTTCAAGCTAGATCTGTAAAAGATTTAGGTGATATAGCTAATGCAATAAGAGAGATTAAAAAGGAAACTGGTAAATATCCTTATAAATATATTACTATAGATAATGCTACACGTCTAGAAGAGATGTGTATGAGCTACGCTATACAGCTTTATAAAGCTACTCCAATGGGAAAGAAGTACGAAGGTACAGATTTAAGAACTTTACCTAATGGATCTGGTTATTTATATATAAGACAGGCTGTAAGAAAAGTTATTGACATGTTCCGTGGATTATGTGATAACTTTATACTTATTGGTCATACTAAAGATAAGTTGATTAATAAGAATGGCGAAGAAATGGCAGAAATGTCGCTTGATTTAGTAGGTGCATTAGCAAATATTATATGTGGTGAAGCAGATGCTGTCGGCTATGTATATAGAAAAAAGAATGAGACACATATCTCATTTGAAGGAGGAGATAATTCCGTTATTGAAGCTAGAGCACCTCATTTAAGAGGAAAGAATATAGTAATAGCAGAGAGTGATGAAAATAACAACATCACTGCTTATTGGAATAAAGTTTATTTACCTGAATAATTAAAAATAAGATATTATGATATTTAGTACAGAATTAGCAAATGAAGTAAAGTTGTCAGATAATGGTAATAATACTAAATACCTAGAAGCGGGTATTCATGACAACGTTAAGTTTGTATCCGCAAAGTTTGCAGAGTCTCCTACAGGGAAGAAATTCATTGAATTTACTTTTGAAAAAGATGGTAAGAGTCTTGTTCATACTGAATGGGAACCAGCTGTTCGTGAAAGTGATACTGAAGAACAGAATCAAAGTAAAGCTACTAACCAGGTAACTCGTATTATGCGTATACTTAAGTGTTTCTATCCTAAGAATGTATTAGCGTTCAGTGGCAGTTCTTATAAAGAATTTGCTAACTGGGTAGTAACAATGCTTAATAGTGCTAATAAAGATATTTTACTTAAAGTAAAAATAGTTTATAATGATAAGGGTTATACTACACTTCCTAGTTATGTTAAGTTTGCTTCTATTGAACCTATGAATATTCCTATGGGTTTCTATGAAGAAGGTAAGAATGAAAGCATGATTAGAGAAATTACAGGTATCGATCAATTTACTAAGCCAATTGTTGCAGATAAGGAAGTTAAAGAGGTTAACCCTCTTACTACTACTGTAAGTGATCAGCCTAGTGATGATCTGCCTTTCTAATTTTGTAGATAATCCTATAAGCCGCCTACGCTAGGCATAGTATAGCGATACGTGAGTAGCATGCCGCTATGTGAGATAAGAAGCAATCGACGGTAATACGCCGAATGTGAGGTGTGACGGAGGCATCAAAATTCATAGAATAGGGATAGCATGCACTCACGTTTTCATGATAGTAATGGTTAATTAAGGTTCGATTCCTTGGCTATCACTAAAAATATATCATATGGTTTACGATACAACAAAGATAAAAGATAATGTGAGTATTACTTTAGATTGGATATTATCTAAAGTAACTGAGTATGATATATATGCAGCGTACATTGGTAATTTTAAAGTAGGCATGATATATAATTCACCATTAAGAAAGGATAAGACACCTTCTTTTGGATGTTATTATAGTAAAAAAACTAAACAGTTAATGTTTAAAGACCATGGTACTGGAGAATGTGGTAATATAATTAAGTTTGTATCACTATTCACAGGACTAACTAACTATTCAGATATACTCAATGATATAGTTAATAAACTTAAAATTACTAATGATACGAAACTCGTTAGCTCTAAGCAATATATACCGTCAACCGAGACAGTAATTGGTATTGTAAGACAAGACTTTACTCTAACAGATATCAATTACTGGTCTCAGTTTAATATTTCTACCACTACTCTAAAGAGATTTGGAGTAAGTAGTATAAAATATTATCTATGTAACGGAGTTGTAAAGGGTATTTACAAGGATAGTAATCCTATGTATGCTTATAAGGTTTATAATAATTTTAAAATATATAGACCTTTAGCAGATAAATATACAAAGTGGCGTAATAACCTGACTGAGAACGACATTCAGGGGTTTAAACAGTTACCTAAAACTGGAGATATACTCATTATTACAAAGAGTATGAAAGACGTCATGTGTTTATATGAGATGGGTATTCCAGCAATAAGCCCATCATCAGAGTCTACATTTATCCCAGATAAGGCTCTAAACCAGCTTAAGAAGCGTTTTAAACGTATAATTATCTTATTTGATAGAGATACAGCTGGAGTTAAATATCTTCGTAAAATGAGCCTTAAAACAGGCTTAGAAGGAATGTTAGTCCATAAAAAGTTTAAAGCAAAAGATATATCTGATGCAGTTAAGCTTAATGGATTTGAAACTATTAAAAATTGGTTATATGAAGAAATTAGTTAATTTCTTTAAAATAATAATAAAAATTAAAGGTCAAAATATAACATCTTGGCCTTTTTTACGTTTCTCTTTATATGAAAGAGATTTGGAAAAGTATTAAAGATTACGAAGGTTACTATGAAGTTAGTAATTTAGGTAAGATACGATCTTTAGATCGCACTATAAAACAAGTGTGTAGTAAAGATAAAACTAAATATCAGTATAATAAATATAAAGGTAAACTTATAAAACCTAGTTTAATTAATTCAGGATATTATATAGTAAGTTTATACAAAAATAAGCATTATAGAAAATATTTAGTACACAGACTAGTTGCAGAAGCATTTTTAAGACATTCTATATTAGAAACTCAAGTAAATCATAAGGATGAAAATAAATTAAATAATAATTTAAATAATCTAGAATGGTGTACTCCTAGTTATAATTTAAAATTCAATGATAGATCAGCTAAGATAGGTTCTAAATTAGGAAAAATAGTATATATGTATAATAATAGTCTAGAATTATTAAACAAATTTAGTAGTTCTAGAGAAGCATCTTATATAACTAATATTCCAGATAGAGGTATAAGAAAAGCCTGTGCTAAAAATAGAATATATAAAAATTATATTTGGAGTTATGAAAAATTAGATAAATAAGAAAGTTAAAAATGCTACTAAAGTAGAATTAGACGGAATCTGTTTTCGATCTAAACTTGAAGCATATACGTATAGTAAATTAAAAGAAGCAAATATTAAAGTCGATTATGAAAATAAACGCTATACATTATTACCTAAATTTGAGTTTCATGGTAAAAAAATAAGAGCAATTACATATTTGCCTGATTTTATAGGAAAAGAATTTGTAATTGAGTGTAAAGGTTACAGAACAGATACATGGCCTTTACGTGAGAAACTGTTTAATTACTATCTATATAATTTTGAACCTAATATGAGCTTCTATATAGTTCATAATCAGAAGGAGGTAGATGAGTTAATAAAAAAACTAAAGAAATGATACTATTTTATAGTATAATTATATATAAACTAACTAAAACTTTATACCATGAAAATCTGCGCAATAAGTGATATACATGGTCATTTAATTAATATACCAGAATGTGATGTGTTATGTATAGCAGGTGATGTAGTGAATTTACTTGCTCAGAGAGATAACGAAGAATCAGATAAATTCTGGTCTATTACTTTTGTCAATTGGGTAGATAAATTACCGTGTAAAAAGGTAATTGTAGTTCCAGGAAATCATGATATTTATATAGAAAATCTTATCAATGATATTGTAGAAGATTTAAGTTGGCAAGATTTTAAAATTAAGATGTCAACTTTAACTAACGATAAAGTAGTATTTCTTGTTGATGAACTATATGAATATGAAGGAATAACCTTTTATGGAACTCCTTGGATAGCTCCTATACATTGGCAAACGTGGGCATTTGAAGATACTCAGAATGAATACGATGAGTATATATGCCCATATGAAAAGATACAAAACTGTGATATACTTATTACTCATGAAAATCCTAATTATAATGAAAAGCTTGAACATTACTGTTTTGGTAAATATAAGCATCATTTCTTTGGGCATTGGCATGATGGTATATCATATGGTCATTTAAATCAATATAATTGTAGTATACTAACTGACAGTTATCTTGAAAGAGAAAGACCTAAAATAGTAACTATAGAATTAAGTAAGAATGATAATTGATAAACCGTATTATGAAGACAATACGAGAATATCAAATTCTGCTATTGGTTGGTTCTTGAAGAAAGGACCGCGTTTCTATCGAGATATGATAGATGGAAAGGAGGAAGGATTAAAACTTCCTCAGCTCGAAAGGGGTACTATGATTCATGAATATATACTTCAACCAGAGGATTTCTGGAATGATTATATAATTCTTGATTATGAAGTACCTAAAGTAAAACAACAAAAAGATTTCTGTGAGACTTATGCTAATTCATTAGAACTCATAGAAGACGATAAAAAGATTGCTGCATACAAATCTGCATACAGTAATTCAAAAAGCTCTGAAACCGTCTTAAAAGAAGCTACAGAGCTATGTAATCGTTATGCTGATTATATTAAAGCATTACAAAGTAAAAAAGATAATCGTAAAGTAATATCTTTTGCTGATTTAAATATGCTTAAAAATATTAAGAATAATATTGATAATCATAAGAAGGCAAAAGAGTTATTAGAAGATATTCCTGGAGTAGAATCTCATAATGAGTTTCATATTAACTGGGAATTACCTGTTGATGATTGGATTGCGCCTTGTAAGTCTTTACTTGATAGATGTATATTCGATCATATAAATAAGAAGATTACTTTAATCGACTTAAAAACAACTAGTGATGTCTATAATTTTAAACATTCTGTAGAAGAGTTTGATTATTATAGACAGATAACTTATTATTTGCTTGCAATTAGTTGGTACATGAAAGATCAAGGAATTGATATTTCAGATTATGATTGTGAAGCATATATTATTGCTATTCAAACGAATGGTAATAATGAAGTGAGAGTATTTAATATGTTTAACGAATTAGAGTTAGATAGTCGTAAGGACCTCATTGTCAAAGCTTTAACAGAACTATCATATCATTATCAGACAGGTAATTGGGACCATACTCGTAAATATTACGAAAATGATGGAATTGAAGAATTATAATCCTAAGAGTTCTGAAGATTGGGCAATTGTTGCTAAGTATGATACAGTAGAATTTACTGATGAAGAAGATATAAATCAACCTACAGAAGTAGAAATAGATGGTATGGAGTAATGGATTAATTTTATTAGCTCCAAGAGTATTACCAAATAGAAAACCCTTAGAACATTCAAGTTTTATAGGCTTATATACAGCTATAAATAGAGAATACTCTAAGGGTTTTATATATTTAGTATTTAAACATATAGACGCAAAACAGGTTAAAGATTTAGAAGGATCTTTAAATAATACTAAATATTATTATAGTATGAAATTACTATACGTTAATAGTAAATATTTTATTATATTTACTTTCTATATAGATGATATTAATATAGAGGAATATAAAGAACATGGTAATATTGGTTTTACTATAGAAGATTATGCTTTAATTTTTATTTTTTGGGGTGATTTAGTTAAAGATATGCCTCAGTTTTATAATGAGGATATATTTGAATGTAAAAACAAATTAAATGAAAAGGACCTATTGTGAAATAGGTCCTTTATTTATTCTCCTAAAATTTGTTTCTAGTAATAATTACGTTTACTTTGAATATCTTTAAGTTCCCATAAATTTTTAAAAGGAGTAAGTTTCCATAGAGCTCTTTCAAATTCAGTCATACCTTTATATGCTCCTCTTTTTATTACTTTATTACTATCAAAACTTTCCTCTTTAAATAGACTTCTTGTAGTATTAAATAACATATTAGCTGGAGCAGACATAACTTCTGTAACATTTTCTATATAAGATATAATTGCAGAAGGACTTTTAACAGTTCTGGCTATATCAAATATATTATAAGGAGCCATAATTTCAAAAGAAGTTCGCTCTGTTACATAAGCAAATAACTATTTTAATTTATTTTTCTTATCATCATCCGCTGAGCTCGATATTAGAGGTCGTAGTAATTGAGTAATAAGAAGCCACAAAGATATTTCTGTCGTAATCTTTGCTATATTTTCTCTAGATACTGGGTCACTTAAAAACTCTCTTCTAAATGCTAATAGAATATTTTCATTATGTTCTATAGCCTAAGTAAATATTCTATAAGGAGTCTAGAAAACCGCTTCTTTATATCTTCTGGTCTAATAATCTAGCTATCTACTCATTAGAAAACGTTCTTGAAGAATAACTGGTAAATACTACCTATGCATCATGACAAACTATCCTGCCGCATTAGCAAGAATTACAGATCTCTATAAATCTGTTAATTGTCCGTCTGCAGATTGAGATAACTATCTAGCTAAATATCCAATTTCATTTTTGACAGCATCTACTGCAGATTGATTTGCTGGATCTTTAGCTACCATTTCTCCTCCTATAAACTATATCGCATCTCTAAATGTTAATTTATCTCCAAAGTTCCAGTCTAGAACATCACCGGGTTTAAACACTTTTAATCCATATTTTTGCTTATATGCCTCTCTAGACATAAACTATCTATTACCATTCTCATCTATAACTAACTTATAGTTATGCATAATAGAACCAAGTATCTAGCCTTTAACAAAATGATCTTGCAATGTATATATACCAAAACCCCAATGTTTACTAGTCATATTAAGTAATTTATTCCTATTGGTAGGATTTAACTACATTGTAGCACCAACTTCAAAGTATTCCATACACTTAGTCATAAAAGGAGTATATGAAGTTATACCAAGCTTATTTGGTATATTTATTACCAAATCACTTATCATATCTTTAAAAGCATAAGATGCATCTACTGGATTGTAATAACGCTAAACTAAAGAATTAACTATATGAGAGTATAATGCAGTAAAACCACCTGTAAGAGCGCACCATAAATTTAATGCTAAGTTTCTAACTGTACCTAAAGTTCTAAGTATGGCTAACATTTTAGTAATATTTATTTCTCTTGGTTTACTTATATCATAGTTAATAAGATTGAATATGCTACCTTTATAAGGCACTATACCAAATAATTTACCACTTTTATTATTACCGTAGCTTATAGTAACAGTTTGGTTCTTAATATCATAAAGATTCATATCTATAAAGGCCTTTGCAAACTTAGCTACATTGGTTTCATTCGTTTTTACCTATCCACTTCTATCTAAGTATTTTTTGCCTAATATATGAGATTTAAGTAACTCTACTTTAGGTTGAATTTCTTTTTTATATTTCCATTCCTTAGCAGACCTATAATATTCTATTACACTGCCAACAGCATCTGCTTTTAATACAGCAGGATTGTCTAATCTAGCAATATAGTTCTATGGTATAAGGTTAAGTCTTTCTCCATTCGGTTTATTAAGGGCTTTATTAAATCCTTTATCGTCATTACGTACAGATAATTTATCTTTAAACCACTCAGAGAATCCTTTAAATGGAGCAGATAGTTTATATAAACCTTTAGAAGCTCTCCATTCAGCACCAATATATCTGTATAAGCTACCAGATATTTGTGGAGTCCTATAAGGATATATTTTACTTAAATTGGTATATTCCGCATTAGCCTCAGCCATTGTCTGTAGTAAAGCATCATATAATGCTTTAACTTCTGGATTATTCTAAATTTTATTATATCTGTCCGAGGAATCGTATTTATCTTCCTTAGGAATCCAGTATTCATCTTTTAATTCAGGGTGATCTACCTGAGCTCGATAATAGGCTTCATTATAAAAAGGGCTATCCTTAGATACTTCTAACCAATTATTATTAGGTACTCTTTCGATTAAACTTTCATCCTTAGGAACAAGTTTAGTATACCAAGATTTAGGAACTGTTTTAATACTTACTCTACCATTACTATCCGTGCTTTTAATAGTATATGCATTAGCTTGTAGCCATAGTTGTGCAGATTCTGGGTCATCGTTTAGCAATGAATCATAAAACTTACGTTTATCTTCATACCACTATTTTGTAGGAACAGTTTTTGCAATTTCATCAAACTCATATTCCCCAGGAATAGTAGAAGCTTTCTTTTGTTTCCTTATTTGAGTCATTCTACGAGATATAGCGCTAAGTGCATTTTTAGTCCCTTGAGGCAGATTATTAGCATCTATTTCCCCAGTAGAATCTTCTCGAAACATAGACAATATGGCTCTTCTACGTTCCTATAATGCTGCGTACTCTTCTCCGTAATATTTTTTAGCAGCTTTATCTAGCATTTGATAAAACTTTTCTTTATACTATACTTTAGAATTAAGCTCCAGCCATTCATCTTTTTGAGCTTGTGTAAGCGTTTTATCGCTCATTACACGAGCTTTTTCTTTTTCATAAGCTTCGCTATTCTTAGTCAATACAATACCTTCAGAAAGCTTTTTATTAAGTTCCTATAGTTCTTCCGCTACCTATAATTGTATGCCTTGTTTTTTACGGCCATTTATATCATATATACTAGCTAACTATTTTTTTTCTAACTAATGCTTTTTTAATTGAGCTCTTTCTTGGGGATTTAATCTTTCTAGTCTAACTATACCGTAATTATCTCTAGCTTTATTTTGTAGATTGCGAATATTTATTTGTATAGATTCCCTTTGCTGCTGTGTTTCATTACTAAGGTGATTGAAAGCCTCATAATAATCAGCAGTAAAACGCCTTTCACAATGTTCCGACAACCATTTATTTCTCAGTTTATTATATTCTATACGTATTGTTTTATTTTCTGGTAAATTTAAGTCAGTAATATCAATACCTAATTGCATACAAATATTATCCATCTCTTTTTTGTACGCTTTTTCAAATTTCCCATAATTTCTAGACCTTACAAAATATCCAGTAGTGTTACCATCATCATCTACCTCAAATAGCTATAGTTGATTATATTTATTAGTTTTCTATAATAGTTCTACTAACTAGTTTTGTTTAGCGTAGGTATCTTTCCTTACTTTTTCTTCGGCACCATTTATAAGATAAAAAATAGATTTTATACAATCGTCCTTTATCTTATCTCCAGCACCAAATAAATAAGTAAGGTAAGATATATCTTTATCGTAAGATGTAACATCAGTCTGTTCGTATCTATATATGGTAACAGCTCCTACTTCTACTCCAACATCTTTTAGTATTTTAGATGCATTTCTAGCTATCTAGCTTTTAACTATAAGCTGTCCTTCTGTTAATAAAGCCTAATATGACTTAGCTCTCTTTATCAATCTATCTAGTTTGTAGTTACCGTTGCCATCTTTACCTACTATTTCTCTATAGGGTTCCCTATATATCAGTTGCTGAACTATATCGTCTATTATACCAACATAAAAACTAAAGAAATTCTAGTCTAAATCATTAAGTTTAGTATCATCTATTATTTCATTATTTTTTCTAGCTTTTATTAGCATTTCAGATGCTGTTTTAATTTCATCTGCTGATTGTTGTAGGAAGTTACTAATACTTTCATAATCTGATACTAAACCCTAAGTAATATTCTAAATTTGCCACTCCATAGTTTTTTTAGCTTGCTATTCTACTATGGGATCTGGATGTTTAAATATTTTTAAACGAGATTGTAGCGCTTCATTTATACTTTGCGCTAAATTATGAGTAATTTTTTCAAACTGTTCTTTATCTTGTTCTATCTAATCTAACTGGGATTCCATATTAAAGATAGCTTGTTGCTACCTAGATACTAAATCGTTAGTATTATCAAAAAAGTACTAATATGGAATATTATTATCCACATTAAATGATATTAAATCTAACAATTCTCCCTGTATTACATCAATATCTTGTTGACTATACTATTTTGTGAGTAGATTTACTATACTTCGCCATATTTTTTGTAGCAAATCTTTTATTGAATTTACTTCATTTTTATTTGCAATATCATTTATAATGTTTTCTACAAATGACTAATTAGTTAATAATTCTGAAGTGAATTCATATATATCTTTTAAACCGTAATAATCTCCTGTTTGTTTTTTAGGGCCTTCAATTAGTAAAACCTTTTTATAAAGTTTATTTATTGTATCATATACATATTTCTCTTGCTAAGAGAAATTTTTGCCCTATTTTACTCTATATATACTGCTTACTGTATAAGCATGAACTATTTCGTGCATCAATGTTCTAATATTTCTATCAGTACTCTGCGTTGAAAAAGTTATAGGATTTATTCTTATTGTATTACTTGTTAGTGAATAGTCCATATAATTAGTGTCAGCAGATAACTTAACTAATATATTACTATCTTTAAATAAGTTATACAATCTATCAAATCTACTTCCAGCATAATAGAACTATAACTACTATAAAACATTAGAAACAGTAGTTACAGTATCTTTGTGAAATATTTTCTACAAAGTGTAGTCTAAACTTATATTAGGATCATACTCGAAAACCGATTCTGCTTTAAATATATTATTATCCTAAGTAGAAAAAGTACCTTGGTTATCTACTGATTTTATTTGATTTGAATTAATGGCTACAAACTCTTTTGAAGTATCGGATTGATTTGTTCTTTCAACTAAAATTCCGTCGTTTTCTTGAGGGATAATTTTAGTACTAATAAAATCTCCATCTTCATCATAATATCCTTCTTCCTTAGACCATTGTCGGAACTCATGCAATGTCTAAAAGTCAATAGGATTTTTTATATTTAAAAATACACTGTAAGAAGTAGGAGTACCATTTTTTCTTCTAAATGTGACAGCATTAGCGAATTCGTTTGCTTTTTGTTTATCGTCTGTAAAAAAATTTCCTAATGTAGCAGTACCAGTACCTTTCAATGTATTTCCAGTTTGTTGACTTCTGTCAAATATATTTATGTTATCTTCATTAGTACCATGATATACAATCAGCGGTTCTCCATTTTCATCTACTATCTTTGACGAACCTTCAACGTTGTTTATCCAATCACCAAACCAATTTTTAAATTCATCTGTAAACACTTTTACTTTAGCCTTAATAGCTTGTTCACGATTGCCATTATAATGGCTCAAAAGGTCTGAAAACAGCTTAGAAGGCTCCCCATTGGGAGCCTGATCTATAGCATGACCGTTATTTTCAGACACTACGTAATATGCAGCGTCTTTACTACCTAATACTGTAGTAAGTTCGTCTACTGCTGCTTTTACTTCTTTATTATCTAAAATTAAACACTGCATAATTACTTACACTCTTCTTTACGTTTTTTACCATTTTTTTTCAGATTATTCACAGTACCTTCATTTATTTCAGTGATATCGTCAATAGGAGTTTCTACACTATCTATGATTTCTGTTATGAGTTCAGTAACATCAATAGCCTCAGGTTCTGGAGTTAAATCTTCAAATTCTATTCCACTGTCAGTTTCCATCCCATCTAAATCTGATAATAATGTATCATCTATATGATTTATATTATCTACTTCAGATGGATCTGAAGAACTATCAACAAATTCCTCAGGAGATATAGTTTCTGATGATGCTATTTCCTATTCCTGAGTACTGCTATCCTATATTTCCTGATCAGTATAGTTATCTGCTTGATCTAACTCTATAGAAGCTTTTTCTTCTACATTATCGTAATTAGAATAATCTACAGAGTGATAACTATCATCTTTCACAAATACAATAGGATCTTTTCCTCTTAATAACTGAACTCGCTTATCTATTAAATTAAATACATTATTTATCTAATCTAACATTTTATCAGTGAAATTATTAGTATCAAATGCTGATGGTTGATCACCTTCTTTATACAATTCATATATTGAGTTAGAGCCAGCGTCGTATCCTAATTTAGGCACTACTGCATATATTCTCTCAATAGTCTTTCCAGTATCAAGATTCACTATATCACCTATTCTTTGGTATACGTCAATATTATTGCCTGTACCTACTATTTTAAAGAATTTATAGTTTCTAGATATGTCATAATCTCCTTTCACACTTATAACTGTGTTAACATTTACCCTAGTTTTGCTAGTTGCAGATGCTAGATTAATCACATTAGAAACTCGTTCTCCGCCTTCATCATCACGTCTAACTCTTCTAACAAATACAGGTACGATATCATTATCTCTCCAATAGTTTCTTACCAAACTTAAATATATAGAATCTATCTAATCAGATGTATTATTGCTATTTATTACAGAAGTATCTCCGTAATTTAATTTGTTAATAGCGTCAGCAATAGATGACACGTATCCTAATTTTCTCTTATACCACATAGGTACTAAGTTAAAGAATGAGTTAGGAGTTCTATTATCATAACTAGTTAAAAATGAGTACTTAACTAAGGTTTCAGCAAATTCCTTAATAACATTATCTTCGCTAGTAAGTAAGTCATAGAATGCTGATCTTAGTCTGTCCTCATAATACCTAGAATTATTCATAGTAGATGTGGACGTGTTGATATAACTTATATTTCTTTTATTATTAGAAGTTACTGCCTGTAGATAGTTAAGTAGTTCATTTGTAATATTACCAGATTCATCTACAAAAGTCATTAGATTAATATCATCCTTGTTAACTCTAATATAGTTCTTTATACTGTTTAATCTACGAGCGATACTATCTTTTCCAAATAAAACGTCATTTATATCACTGTCAGTTAACATAAGATTTGTACTATTAGCTACTACTTTAGCTCTAATTATACTTTCTATTTTATTAGAAAGGGCTCCAACATATTCTTTATTACTAGTAGCTTTATATTTAAATAATATAGATTTACCATTATTAGTAGGAACATAATTTCCCCCTCTTATTTGCTATAATATAGAAGTAAGTATCTCTTTATAACCGTTTGTAGCCGCAAATACTTGTGATCTCAATATACTATTTGATAAATCCATAGCATATATTAACTTCTTATGTAAGAACGTATTTCCAAAGTAAATGTCTAATCCGTTTGTATCTACCGTATCAGTAAAGAATTTCTCTTTATTATCCTCTATAAACGTAGTATAAGAATTATAAAAATTCTATAATTGAGATAGGTTATTGCCATACTTCTTAGTATCTATCTAAGATCTTTGAACCAAATCTGCCATAGTTTGAGCATCTGACGCTAGATCTTGATATGCTTTAATAACTAAAAGTTGCTGTACTATATCTTGAGGAGTAATATCATTACTTCTAAAAGATTCTAGGCTACTGGCAAGCTTAGATTGATTAAACGCATCAATACTTCCATTCTATACTAGCTACTCAATCTGCTTTTTATAAGTATCTGATAAAGGGAACCTATTTAGCATATCCCAATACTTCTATTTTATGTCTGAGAATATCTGATTATCATATTGCTTACTAACTCCAATTACACCTTCATTCATAATCTTTCTATTGGCGTATTCTTTTAATGCTGGCTGTGCTAAGAATAAAAATGTATTTCTACCTTTACCAGTTCTAAGTAAGAAACTAGCCATGTTATAAGTAACCTTATTAACATTCAAGACAATTATATAAGGATCTTTAGCTACGTCTACATGCGCATTAATCATGGCAGATAACCAATCAAGTATCTTATAACCGTCCTGCCCAGTTATCTCATCGAACTAATTTAGATTATATCTACTAGCTCCCTCAGAGAATTTCATTCTAAGATGAGTAGCCTAAGTAAGACAGTGATTGGTAGAATTTAATGCAAAAGGAGCAATACCTGCTTTACCGGACGTATATTCTGTTTTTCTAGATTCCTAGAACGAAGGCATAAGTTCGTACATAGGTTCAGCTTCTTTCAGTTCTGTAGTCTATACTAATGGTAATATTTCTTTTTTAAGGATACCAGTAAGAGTATCAATAGAAGCTCTAGTTTCTGCTAGCGTCTTCTTATCTGAGATTACTAAAGTATAACTATCTAATAACTTATTAATTAATGCGCCTTCTGTTTGTTCTACATATGATTTAGCGTTGTTATTCCAAGTATATCTTTCATTAGTTTCAGGATCATACGCATAAGTAGCTATGTACAATTTATCAATATCGAAGTCAGATCCAGTCATAGCTGTAAACTCATCAGGTACTACTATAGTATCTCCAGTTTGAGCAGGTAATACGTCTGCTACTATAAACGAGAATGTTGATGACAAACCCTGAGTAGGGATACGATAACCAATACCATAAGGTTTAGAATTGTTGCCTATTACATTATGCTCTATTAACCAACTTCTCATAGTAATATAATCGGTCTAATATTCCTAAGGAACTACATCTCTGAAGAAATTAGTACTTAACATAACTTCCATGCTACCTTTGTCTGGATCAAAACTAAGTTTCTTTCCGTCATTAAAAGGTCTGGCAGTTTCCTCATTCCATACCTGATTAGCTCTAAATCCAAATGATGCCATTTGAATAGCAGAACCACCTGGAGTATTTACATCTATAACCTCTTTATTAATAAGCGATATTATTTTACTCTCAATCCAATTACGAGTACTTAATGATGCAATAGGAGCTCTGAAATTACCTTTCTTATCTAATGCTAATGCTTCTGTAATTTCTGCAGACATATTAGTACCTTTAGCTTCCTATATAAGATAGTTTGATAACGCTTTATTGTTTATTCTACCATTCTTATCAAAGAATCTACCGGCTACTCCGTTACTGCCTTTGAGTTTCATGTAACCTTTGGTAGACAAAGCTTTTATACAACCAAATACATCCTTTTTAATCCTAGCTCCAGATACATTTTGACCTTTATTATGACCATAATGGCGATCATCTACTACATTACCAATACATATTTTTACTGCCTATGTACCAAATGATCTATCAGTATGTTCATGTGGTTCAGTATTTAACTGTAACCTAAGTTGTTTTATATCTTGTACTTTAGTAGTAAGACCTCCATTAAGTCTTTCTACTACAGTATCCTAATTTATAACAGTTGTAGAGGGAGAATTAATAGCTTCTATATTGAGCTGAGTATTTCTATTATCTTTATATACTTTAAGCTTATCCCTAGTAGACCCTACTTTGGTTGAAGATTCAAACTTCAACATATCAATAGTGCCTAGTTGTTCATTGTTCATTCTATCATACAGATATTTATTATCAGCATTAGCTAATATCTTAAACATAGGGAATAACGCCATTTTATCAAACACTGGTACATTTATATCTGATACCTCATCAAAATGGTCACCAAAGTACATCATTTTTAGTGGTTTGATTGAAGCTCTTAACGCTTTTGCATACAATTCGGGATTTCCAAGTACATCCTAATTGCTTTCGAGTATATTATAAGCTTCTTCTATTTCTGGAGACCATTCTCCTAAAGCCTACATAATACGCTTATAAAATGCAGGTCTGATATATACAGCAGCATCTGCTTGATTAATATTACCAGAATTGTTTTCATCATCATAAGCATATGGATCTGCTGATTTCACAGCTTGTTTTTCAATAAACTTGACATCCTCAACACTTAATTTAGTACGATCTTGCATAGTATTATCAAAATGCTTATCGTCTGTAAGTTTAAATAACTCATCATCTGTCAAACTTGGGTTATTTTTCTTAAGCATTGTTCTAGCTAAATCAGCTTTAAATATTTGCTCGAGTCTACTATGATATTCAGAACCTATCATATTATCCTACAATATAGCACTAGTGTATTTAGTGCTATTTCTAGGATCATTATCTCCCCAATGTGTTCTAAGATTAGTACCAGTAGATAGTACAGAAGATAAACGCTTAATCTTATCAACATCTCTTTGAAATATTCCTACAATTTTATCAGATTTCCATTTATAAAATGCTGGATCTCCAACAAAACATTTCTCTATTTCCTCTATAGATATAGCATAACCGGTTACATAATTAGCTATTATACTATAGATAATATCATTTTGAGTAATAGCATTAAACTCCTCTGGTATATGTGACACTAAGGTTTCATAGAATGCAAATGGGTTAGAGTTTTCCTAATCTTCTAATACAGAAGTAGAAGGTAAATTACCGTACTATAAATTACCTTTTTTATCTCTAGATATTACTCCTAATTTTATAGCTTGTTTTATCTCTTTATCTACTTTATCTAAAAGTAAGGTATTCATAGAATCTCTAAGCAAAGCTCTATCTTCTATTAGCTCTGTTCTAATGCGATTAAGAGCTTGAGTTATTAACTCAGGATTTCCAGATTTCTCTGCGTCATCTAACATGCGATTAAGACTAACTGTAGCTCCATTTATAGGTAACTAGTTAAAATAACGGAATCTGCCACCGTTACCGCCAGGAGCCATCTTTCCATCTTTACCTATTTTGCCATGATAATTATCATAGAATCTAGGTTTACCTTTTTCTACATCTTCTTTACTATCGAAATATTTTACTATAGCATTATATTCATCTAAGAAGTAATTACAGAATATATCTAGAGTTTCATTAGAGAATCTACGAGGAATTATAGTGGCTTCCATAGAACCTTCCGCATTAGGAGAGTACTTTATAGTGCCTAAAAAGTCTTTTGGTAATTTAATACCTTCTATACTATACCAAGTCTTTTTATCGGACATAGTTGGTAGTATTAATCTACCTTGATGCACTAACAATAGTTTAGCTATATAATCTTCTAATGGAGTAATTCCAAAATAATCTCTACTAGAGTTGGTTATATTATCTCTAATAGCAATAAGAGTGTGTAGTTTAAGTTTTGGTTTATCGGGAGAAGTTAAAGTTTTGACTATAAGAGAATTTGCACTATATGCAGATCTAGCTATGTTATCTAATTTGTTATAAGCATTAGTATTTAACCATCTAAGCTAATCAGACATGTAGTTATTCTAAGTAATAGGATATAACAAACTGCCGTCTGCTCCAGTAACACTGAATTCCTCAGGAGTTGGGTGCATTTCTCCGTAAGCTATAGCCATTAAGTTAATTACAGCATTAGGACTTTTATAATTGAATATACGAGATGCAGATATAGTTTGTCTTTTAAATTTAGCTTCTAGACTCTTTGCATTATTCATTAACCTAATATTGTGCATTATAGAATTACTAATGGATCCAGGCATGTTTTTATATAATGCGCTAAATACAAAAAATTCAGGGTAATTAGTAGAGTTAGTATTTACTTTTCTCAATAAATAATTCAAAGATTCACTATCAAAAGGTATACCTATTGCATTTAATAAGTTTAACAATCTTTCCTTAGTATGTTCAAACTATTTTAGCCCTTGATTACGTATATCAGCATTTTTACTATTTAATTGCTTTTGTATCTACTCGATATCACTTAGTATCTGTTTATCTAATTTAGCTAATTCAGAATATCTATTAGTGTTTATACGTGACCTATTATTTTTATCAGTAAAGATTAAAGAAGATAACATAAAGTTCTGAGACCACTGACTCGGTAATCTGGCTATTTTTCGCAGATTGCTACTATCCATTACTGTCCATACTTTTCCTCCTCTTCCTTTAGTATTCTTCTGTATAGTTCCTGTAGAAGTATCAAATATATCTACAGTATCCATACTATTTTTTGCACTTTGTATAGTAGTTAGTAATTGTGTGATTGTATTTTCTGGTAATGGGTACGCAGGATTATCTATTCTATCAAGTAAAGTGGCGAAGAAAGGATCGGCTTTAGCTAAGTTTCTCACTCTTCTTATTAAATCTGGCCAATCGTTAGATAACCATAAATTATCTAATATCCTATTCCATGTAATATCGAAAGATTGTGCTACATCTAATCCAAATATATTATCTTTTACAGTATCTACTACTTGATTACCATCTTCATCTGTAGCAAATTTGGACTGAGGGATAGAATAGAAGAACAGTTTAGCATTAAATGCTACATTTGCTTTTTTACTTATCTCATAGGAAGCTCTATCCCACACATTGTCATAAGTATCTCCTGAATCTTTGGCCTCTTTCTCTGCTATTTCTGCTTCTTCACGTTCTATGGCTCTAATACCTAATTCTTGCAGATATGCACGGATCTATTTAGCAAATAGCCCTCTATTACTGAGTACATCATGTACCATCTACTTCTTAGACTCATTGTAATCATATTCTCCAGCATCATATAAATATTGAATATTATCAAATACATCATCTAATTTTAGATTTTGTATATCTTCCATACTTCTAATATTAAGTATAGACAATGCTGTGTTACTTAAAGTCTCTACTATATTATATAAAGTGTTAGCATTAGCTATATGAGGCATATTTTCCTATTCCTTATTACTTATACCTGGAGCATAATAACCAATACCTACATCATATTTTTTATTAAATTCTTCGAGAGTATCTCGGTCTAACTATGCATTCTTAAAATTGCCCTTTCTTATTTGATTAAATACTTGATTCTGTAAGCTAAGTTCCTTTCCAGCAAATGCTGTCACTAAGTCCCACATAGCTTTGAAGAATTTTTTTATTCTATAAGTCCAGGTTGGATTTACTTCTTTAAGCATATATGCTTTAAATTCTTCTGCTAATTGCTCTTCTATTTCCTATTTAGTGCTATTAGAATACTCAGGATTTCTTTTTACATAATCTGAGTATATCTAATCCCTCTGTGCAGGAGTTAATAATAACAAAGATACGTAATGCCATGCCTCATGATATTCTACTCCTGCTCCACCTTTAGTAGATAGAACTATTCTAGCTACAAATTCATCGTGTATACGATCAAATACAGATTGTAATAAACCATATGCTGATGGAGTATTAATAGCTCTCATAGCAGCATTAGTTACCATTACATCATCCGGATCTATACCCAAAGTATCATGTAACCATTTTTTAGCAGCAGCAATATCTAAGGCGCCTTCTCCTCTTACTGTGGAGAATACGCCTTTATTACCCAACATCTTCTATAATACTCTACTATTATTGGGTAATATAACATATTTACCATCTGCTTTACGTACATACGTATAACCTTGTTTTGGAGTAAGACCTGCAGCAATAGTTTCATCATAAGTAAGAGCTTTATCTTGCTATGGTAGTTCTATAGTAGCAGTTTTTTTAGATTCTTCTGTAGCTATTTCGTCAGAAGGCTATTCAGGTTGCTCATGCTTAGACTCTACAGTAGCAGTTACTTGTTTAACTTTCTCATTAGTAGATTGTTTAACCTATTCGATATTGCTAACTTCAGCAGTTTCTGCCACAGCTGCATCATCAGCATACACAAAAGGATCTCTAAAAGCTCTATCTCCAACATCAGTTTTAAGCACCTGATGATTTATCATCCAGGACATTAGTATTGGAGTATTACCATTACGAACCACCTTACCATCAGCTCCTCTTGTAAGATTTAAATCCCACATAGTAAATACCAATTCATCACAATTTAATACACGATAATAATCAGTATTATACTTATTCATATAATCAATAGCAGCATTTACGATATTATCCGAAATAGGGTTCATCATAGCTTCTTTATCAGTATTCCAGTGCAGATTATTTGATATTTGTCTGATTACATCGTAAGCTTGTTGATCTGTAAATACCACTTTACCATTAATATTTTTTATTTTCAGATATTTTAACATGTAAGACCCCTCTGGTGTTCTAGATGCATACATCAAGAAACTACCCTTAGTATTAGTATAGTAATGGAATGTCTTACGAATATAGAAAGATAATTTTTCTACGCGATTATCTCCTACTGCTACAGTACCAGGGCCATGGTTTACTAAGATATCTAGTATATCTAAGAATTCAGGGTTATTAGATATAGGTAATGTCTAAGTAACTAACCTAAATAATAATTCAGCAGTGCTAAGTGGCACACGTTTCCCATTGTCATCATATTTAGCCTTACCGTCAGGAGTGTATGAAGTTATTAGATTCTTAGACCCTCCCTATATGAAATGCCTTTTTTCTGCTAACATTATTGGAGCACTGGTTCTCTAAGAAGGAGTATCTCCTACTTTAGGTATTATGTATATCTTACCTGCATAACCAACTCCTTGAGCGGATGCTTTTGTTACCTAATCAAAATTTACTATAGTAAATCTATCAGCAGGATCCATCGGAAATGGGCCTTTGCCGTATCCAAATTCTACCTCTCCATTTAATATCTGATCAGTCATCTATATAGGATCTGAACTTAAACCAAATTCCTACACTTCAGTAAGAGATCTATATACAGGTCTTTTCCCTTCAGACGCCTAACTATTAATAGACCCATTACTTTGTCTTAAGTTGACTGGGATTATACCTTTGGGAGCCACTTGGGGTAAAGTAGCAGATTTGTCTACGAAATAGTCAGGAGAGTATGTTTTAATATATTTATCTATAATACTCTTACGTAATTGTCTAAGTTTATTTATTTCACTATTAGTCTTAGAGCTGCTTACGTTCCAATTACGCATTTTAGCTCTAGCTTTATCTGGTTGATATAAAGCTAGATTGTATATTAATTTCTTACCATCTTCCGTAGTTTCTTCGATAATTAAATGTACTGCCATTCTATCTGCAGCATCTCTTTCAGATTTTCGAGTCTCCTTATTATCTGTAACTATATAATAGGCTTTCTATTTGGATAACCAACCCGGTATAGCTAATTTAGATGCTAATTCTATTCCTGGTCTACGCTCTCCATCAAATTGTACAGGTTTACCATTAGCTTCAATTGGCATAACTTCTGTAGAGTTAAAAGCATAAAAGAAAGTAGAATGTATTCTATTAGTTTCTACTTTTTTCTTAGTATCTAAACCAGGAGATTTATCTGTCTAACCCAAATAGTTTGCAGCTTCTTGAGTAGTAGCCATGTCTACAGCATCTACCTACTCAAACTACCCTTGCATTTCTATCTCTTCATCACTTACCGGAGACCCTAAAGATGGATCCTCATTACCTACCCAAGTATCAGTTCCGTCTGTATATATTATATCATCCTAAGTCTCTAAAGGGATCTCTACAGTTTCATCAGTAGCTCCATCAAATGATTCAGGAGTAAGATTAATGATAGGATTTATCTGCTTTGGACTGATTGGTTCCTAGCGCTTAGTATTATATGTAGACTATTCAGACTATACCTCTTCTTCCGTAGTAGTAACACTTTCAGTAGAAGCCATATCAGAATCTTCAACATTACCTATATCTGCAATAGGTCCACCATCTTCAATAGTGTCATACTTAGCTTTTAACTCGTCTATCTCTAGAGTATTACTATCTACATTATCAGTAGCAGCTCTATCCTAATCATTAGCAGAACTCTATGCTATTTCTATTACGTCGTTATCTTCTATATATTCTTTATCAGATACCTCATCTAGCATAGCGTCTATGTCACTAACTTCCCCAGTATCTCCAGTATTATCAGTTACTTCATCTACTTGTTCTTCTGAACTACTGGTAGCAATTTCATCAACTGGAGTGTTTACAGAGTTTCTATCTGTATCATCTGATACATTATCTACAGTATGTGTAGATTCCTAAGATGTCTCTTTCTTATCGCTACCTTGATTATTGTCTGGTTCTACCTATGTTTTACTTGATGATTCCTCTGTTGAAACAGGTTGACTATCTATAGGAGTGTCAAACTCTTCCTAATTTTCTACTTGGGCTTGCTATAAAGATTTTCTAGTATTACGTAAGTCTTCTCTAAATATAGCATTAGCTAATGTACGTTCGTTAGCTTCTACATTAGCACTATTTTCTATATCACTCCAACTCTAGTTAATCTTATGATTATAATAACTTATCAGTTGCCTTCTAGTAGGTTCTTCTTGAGTCTGATGATCCTCTTTATATTTCTCTGCATACTCAGTTAATACAGACTATTTTTCAGAATCATCAAGAGTGCTCCATAAAGGTTTTCTTTCTACTAAGTATCTATTAGATATAGATAATCTACCGGTATTATATGTATTTAATTTTGTAGATATGATATTTATTATTCCTGCATTAAGTATAGATGGAGCCAATACGTTTTCTAATTCCTCAATATTAGCAGGATCTTGTAGAGTATTAAATGTTCCCTTAAATAAAATATTATCTAATTTACTAAGCGAATCTTTGATCTCTCTCTAACGTTTTTTTATAAATTCCTGTAAACCATTTATACCTTGTTTAGATATATCTATTCCATATTCAGTTTTGATTTCTTCGAGAGTTTTTTTACGCTGGTTAAGATCTTTATTTAATCTATCCAATACTCTGCTAGTAGCCCTAGTAACAATAGAGTTAATAATAGGAGCTCTAAATTCAGATAATTGTATTGCTGTCTAACCTTCAGCCAAACCGTTAGTATAACTCTCATACTACTGTTGAATGAATCTATTTAACGGAGAATCAATACTTTCATTAAATATCTATTCTATTTTTTCTGTTACTTTCTTATCTGATAAGTCAAACAATTCAGAAGCTTCATCAAAACTATTAATTAATTCTACATGATTTTGTACGAACATCTCGAAATCTTTACCAGACTTACGATTTATTCCCAGTTCTTTTAGATTATTATTTATATCTTTGTTCTTATATACACCATATACTATACGAGAAGTTTCTATATCCTCGTCAATCATCTTATCAGTAACATCTGTACCTTTATATCTCTTTAATTCTTCTATACTGTTACGTAAGTATTCAGGAGTATTCCCGTTACGATAAGAATCTAAAAATTGTGCTACTTTGAAGCTTCTATCTACTCTATCAAGATTTCTAGCAGAAAGTTCCTAGATACTTAAATCAGATTCAATTTGTTTTCTAGTTCTATTAATTTGCTATATATCGGGTCCAGCTCCCATAAGAGCACCAATAAAGCTACCAATACTCATTGCTTTTCGCAACTGATCATCGGTATTATACATATCATTCCAATGTAAGCCGTTATATGCTAGTGTAGCTTCAACAGCGGCTGTACCAGATTGAATTATACCATCTAAAAAGCTGTAAGGAGACTCCGTCTGAGTGCCATCTACAGGTATATCTGAATATCTCTTTTGGAATATAGACTGTTGCCCTTCCTCAATTCCTTCAGATATAGCTCGTTTTCCAGTATGTAAAGTAAAGTTAGCTATAGATTCTAGAGCTCTCTTAGTTGCTACTTTCTACATTGGATTATCGAAAACTTTGTCCGCAATCTTATTCGTTCTATCTTTTACTGCTTCTATTAATTTTCTAGTTCTAGCATTTTTCATAGCTGCAGTACCTATACCGTTAGCTATAGCTTTAGCCCCTATGGTATTATTTACTACTTTTCCCGTATACGATAAACCAAAATTCTGCAAATAATCACTAAGTGCTAAGGCATTATTTCCCTATTCTATTTCAGTAAGACCAACTCTAGCATCTTTAGCAAACTTATTATAGTTCTAATCACTAGTTTGAATATTATATGCTAATCCAAATTGAAGCTTTTCAAGGTCATCCATGGAGGATACATCATATCCTCTGGATTCCAATCCAAACTCATAATCTTTCATAACTTTATTAATGTCAAACTTATCAGAGTTCTCTAATAATTTTTGTGTATATGATGATAGTACTTCTGCAGCAGTTTCTTTATGTCTAAAGTAGGCTGTACTAAGTAGGTTGACTCCAGTTTCTCCTAATGCCCAAAGACCAGGATGTTTAGATGCTCTACCGCCCCACTTAACGAGATGAGCTGTAGCCATAGTGGCTCCCATAGCTTGCAATTCTGACAAACTACTACCAAGATGTGTTAATCCATACTTATATGTACTAGGATCAAATAAAGAAACCTCTACTTCCTATCTCTATTTGTCAAAAGCAGGATCAATTTCATCTGGATCATAAGTAATACCTAAAGGTATTATCCCAAGTAGAGGATCGTGTAGCATATGTTTTGTTTTTAAAGCCTTCTATTTAGCTTTAATTTCAGACTCCTTTTCAAATAGTGCTACATTAGCATCCTCTAAATTCTTGTTCAATCTATCTAGTTTGTTAGATAATTTAGCTGCCGCAGTTAGTCTATCGTTTAATTCATTATTAGTCTAATTCCAAGATAAGTCAATAATATATTGATTTCTATTATTCTACAATATAGAATTCATGACATCTCTAGATACAGCCTTGGGATACAATTGTCCAGGATGTGTAAACGCAGGTTCTATAGCCTAACCGTAAAATATATCTCTTATGTATGGATTAGTTTTAGCTGCTTCTTTTACTTGTTTTTCTAGCTACTGTACCTCAGACATTACCTTAAAGTAATCTGGACCATCTACAGATAATTCTCCTAGTAATGTTTTTTGCTCTAAGTAACGTTTAGCAATCTCTATTTCCGGTATCCATTTACCTTCTGTTTCCCTTAACTCATTTACTCTAGCTTGAACGTTTATAGATAATGCATCACGTACATTTATATTTACAGCCTGGTCTATATAACTAGAATCATTTCCGTTTTCTCCCTTATAGTTATCAGTAAATAATCCTATTACAGCCTTACTTAAATCAGAAGCAAAATCGTATGATGAACCTACACCAGGTAATTTTTTAGTGGATTGTTCTTGTTTCTCAGTTATTTCCGATTCTTCAAGTGAAGTAACATAATCTTGTATATTATAATTAAGTTCTTCTTCTAACTGATTCCAAGCTTCATTTCTAACAGCTCTAGTACCAGTCTAACCAACATCAAACGTATTTAAAGAGCTAATCCCCGATTCAGAGAAATCGGGGGCAGTTCTTTTATAGTTTATTCTATTATGACTTAAACTTGTTCTATCCATATTAATTATTCATTATCGTCGTCTATGTTACTATAAGGGAATCTCATACTTTCTGAGCGAATATTCTACATTACATTTACGTTAGTACCAACTTTTCTAGAATTTTGGAACTATATATCAGCGGCAACTGCTGCCTAACCAGAGCTAGGTATTACAGTAGCCACAGGTACCATAACGTATTCAGTATCATTCTTAGTAGTAATAGACTTACTATCTATATTATCTCTATTATCTAATCTTACTACTACAGACCCACTAGTATCACTATTATTCAAAGTTACTACTTCTAATCCCGCTTCTTTAACTGCATCATATAAAGATCTAGCATTTTCATCATCATCTTTACCAGATGAAGTAAAGAATTTATCTTTATTAAATTGATTTAACGGAATAAATGCATATTTAGTTTGATAAGTTTGACCACCGTCAGTTACCTGTTTAGTTTCAGGAGATATAATAAAATTATTAAATTCTCCATTATTCCACATATCTGTAAATATGGCATTTCTTGCAGTTTGTGTGCCTAACTAATTAACATCTCCGAGCATACTAAATGCTAATTCATCTTGTAATATAAAGTCACTAGATTTCTTTCCAATGTAATTACCATTACTATCTTTTTTACCAGTAGTACCATATTTACCATATATATCTATAGCAGTATCTGGATCTAATGGAGAAGAGAAAGCATTTATTACATAATCTATAGCTGCATTTCTACTTCTAGTATGAGAGTACACGGATTCAAAACTATTACGCAATTTATCTTGCATTACACTAGGGTCTAACTATTTTAACACAGCATCTCGTCTATCTTTTGATAATACATTTATACCATGTCTAGTTACAGCATTCATTTCTTCTGGAGTCATATCTGTAAAATTTTCGTATATTCTACGTCTAGAATCCATATGAACTTGTTCTGTAAGATTAAGTAAGTTATTAGGATTATTTTTAGCGGCGGCTGCAGCTCTAGCTTGTATCTTGGCACTTTCTATCCACCATGGATCTCTTTGAGCCTGATCGTAAGCAAATTCTCTACCTGCGGTAATGAGTGTTCTATTAAGCTGTTCTTCAGCATTCTGTCTACTAAGACCTTGTCTCTATAATACTTCTAAATGCTTTTGATATTCTGGGGTATTCTGTATACTAGATAAATTCCTTTGAATTTCATAGTCTGTTCTATCAGTAGAAACTCCTTGATGAATCCATCCATCTTTAACTCCCATAAAACTAGCTTTCAGATTATCAACATATGGTCTTACTAAGTCTACTTCAGATTTATAAGCAAGAGGAGCTATATCGTTAAATATTCCACTATCTACTGTGTTATAGTTAGTGAAATCTACGTCATGCCAAAGAGGATTGTACATACCCTTTATCATTAATTCCTAATTAGCTTTTTGTCTAGCTAGCATTCCTTCTCTACTTTGCTTTAAGTTACTAAGAGTAGCATAATCAAGATTAGCAATACGAGAATTCAATCTAGCTCTAAAGTTAGCATCTTTCATTGCATCTGGATTAGTAGCAGCTTCGTCTATTAAGTCTCTTATCTTTCCTAAAGAGTTCTCGTAGTATCTCTAAGTATCTACAGCAGAAGGAGATTGAAATTCTCCAAACTTACTAACAGTATTAGTAAATTCATTAGCAGCTTGCTCAACGGCTTGTCTTTGTGCCTAACCTATTCTATACAATTCACCAAAATTAATTGGTACATAGGTATTCATTATAGGAGCTTCCGCAGCTCTATCATATCTATTAGCTTGCATTATTTACCTCCTTTTCTACTTATTGTATTACGGTTAGAATTCATCATAGCTCTGAGATCATCTTCAGTAAAACCGGCTTGCAAGAATCTTTGATACAGAGGCCACATTTCCATATCTCTAGCTCTCTGATTACGCATCAATTCTCTATTCTGAGCCCATTGACTTAACTGACTTAAACCAGCTCTACGTATATTTCTAGCAGTAGCTCTATTCTGAGCATTAGCTTCATTAGCTATATTCGTAGCATTAACCCATTGCTGTCCTAAACTATTCATAGTATTAGCATAATCACCTAAGTACTGATTGTTAACATTACTTTCTTGAGATCTTAAACTAGCTATAGCTCTGTCAGTATTAACAGCTGACTGTAATCTATAAGCTAAGTTAGCTCCTGTATTAGTATTAATTTGGCTAGCATTATAATTACTAGTAGCTCTATTACGGTTTAAATCTTCAATAGCAGGACTAATATCATATCTACGTCTACGCATCGTATTACTAATACTAGTAGCATAAGGATTATATACTGTATCAACTGTTTCAGGTCTACCAGTAAATAGATTAGACATAATAGGAGTTAAAGAAGCTATCCCTGACAAAGCAGAACCCCAATCAAATTTATTATTTTCAGGCTCAGGTTTGTTATAAGCATTGCTTTTAGGTAAAGTGGTAACCTTATCTGCTTGAGAAGTAAGAGCATCTTCTAAACCTGCCATTTCATCATTAGTAGCAGTTAATAGTTCTGGATGTTTTGGTTTTAACGGGTTAACTGTACCATACCAAGTAAACGGTAACTCTGGTTTACCTTCATCAATTAATCCTGTATTCGTAGAAGTAGAAGTTGCTTTACGTCTACGTGTTGGAGTACTAGTACTTACAGTAGCTGTAGTCGATGTAGGTTGTGTATTATTAGGATTAACTGGTACATGATACCATTGATTATTACCAGTTCCCCACTGTACTCCAGCCCCCCATTTACGATTAGGATTATAGATAGCATCTACTATTCTGTCTCCTAAACCAGGTTTAATCTCATCACCTAAAGCGGCTGCTTGTATCTACTTAGTCTTAGGTTTAATACCTTTACTTTGTTTAACAGATTCCTGCATAGCAAATAACTAATCATGAATCATATTGTTATTCATTTCATTTAGTTTTGCTGCATTCTCTGCAAATCTGTCATTATATTTACTTTTTTTCTTTGCCATCATTTTCTCACCAAGTTGTGCAAATGTTTCTTTTCTACCAGGTACTTTAAGTTTATCACTTAGTACTCTACTGCCTTCAGGTAAACTAACTAAATTACTATCAGTAGGTTTATTATTCTCTGGTACTTTGCTTATACTTCCATCTGGAGTCTATATTAATTCACCATCATCTACATATGCTAGAGAAGAGGATATACCTCCATTAGCCATAGTATCTGTATTCATACCAATCATATCATCATACACTTCACTTTGCAGGTAATTAGTACCTTGCACAGCAGCTCTATTGCTATAAGCATTCTTCTTAATTGCTGCTCTTTTCCTACGAAGTTTTCTATTACCGAATGCTCCAATTAGACCACTACCAAGACTACCTTCATCATAATCAGTAAAAGAAGTCATTCTAGCCTCTTCACCGGATCTACCTATTAGCCCTATACCTGCTCCTACTGCAGCACCAATTGGACCAGCAACTTGGAAACCAGTAGCTGCACCACTGGCTATGTCACTTACAGATTGTGCAGCAGCTTGCCCCCCTGTAGTAGCGTTAGATTTCTAAAAAGGAGTAGTTAAAGTATTTAATATATCAGGAGCACTTTCAAGCATGTTATTCCCAATTTCTTTGAATTGAGTTCCAAATGCATATGCTGGTACTTTTGTTTTCTTTTTACTTTTCATATCAAATTAATGAATTTCTGTATGTTGTTGTAATCTATGGTATTTCAAAAGTATGATCTATATCAGAATCTAACTCATAATCGCATATCATATACTTACCTCTTAACCTAGCAGGTAACGATAACGTATCTTCATTCTTATCTGCTCTAGGTACTGGGAATCTAAATGTATCTTCTCTGTAATCAGTTATTATATGTTGTTCAGGAGTAATAACATTACCTTCTTCATCAAGTTCTTCTTCAGTGTGTTCTCTAATAGCTTCTTGATGTTTAGTACTGAATTTCATATAATCTATGATATCGTCCTTAATAGACTCTTGATTACCATCTCTAAACTCTCCTTGTAATCTAACATTATCAAATACTTTAGTATAAGGAGCATTCTTATTAATAACTATTTCTAATTTAGCTTTTCTATCTAAAGGAGTTAACCCTATTACTCCAGTATCATGTATAGTATGCAATTCATTGTCTTTTATTGCTACTACTCTATCAGAAATAGGTAACGACCATTTAGGATTAAATGTATAGAAAGATGTAAATCTACCTAACTACTCATTAAATACTAGTGGTTTATTTAGTACATTAAACCATACCTCATTATACTTCTTATCAAATAAGGACATAGCTTTAGCCCTATCTTCTTTAATGTTTTTATTAAAGTAAGATTGTACCTGCTTTTCTTTAGATAACTAACTTACTTGACCTGTATAAGAACATATTTCGTTCTTATCATAATCGTACCAATAAAGCACATTATCTGAATTAATTATACTCTTGTCATTCTTAATAGACGAACCATTAGTAGTAGTTACGTAGTCGAATCTACTTAATATACCACCAGTACCTAATACTAGTTGATTTACATTATCGTCAGTAATAAGTGATCTTTCATTGACAGAAGCTACTCCTACTCCAGTATCTTGGAAATAGAACAGTCTATCTTTGAATACTTTTAGATTGGTTATGTCTCCCCACTGATTATCTACATCTAAGTAATCAGCTACTTTGAATTTAGACCACTAATCTATTACTTCATTATTAGTCTTAGCCTATGAAGTTAATATTCTATTAGTATACCTTACGTCTTTATCAGCATACATAGAATTAGGTACATATAATTTACCAGTATTCTATGCGGAATAAACAGAATTATATACAAAGTAAGGAAGATCTTGTACGTGTATATCCTACATCTAAGTGGGCTCTAATTGCAACCAAGAGTCTGCAAAGTTTGAGCTAGTTACGGTTCTATGGATCTGATCTCCGTGGAACAAATTCATATTAATAGAACTTTCAAATGGTATATAAGCACCTATATAATTCTTCATTCCATCCCATTCCTTAGCGTCAGGTAATTGGAATAGCATAGTGTTAGGATAATCTAATAAGCCCAGATAAGTATCTCCTCCAAATACATATTTACTATCATGTGCTGCTATACTTATGTATACAGAATTCTGTCTAGATGAGAATGTATTACCACCATATATAGAATTACCATCACGTTTAACATTAAATACAGGAATAGCATTAGTAGAATCAAAAGGATGAAGTTCTGGATATTTACTAGTAGGTACGCTATTAAATCCAGAGAATACATTCTATAATTCTGGTACATGGGCTATAATACACGGACCAGCTGGGCCTTGTAATGATTGATTATCATTATGAATAAAATCGGACATAGAGTAATTAGTATAAGTTCTATTACCAACATTTATTCTTTTAGCCACTACATCTGGAGCCCCATACATGTTATAGTCTATGTTAGGCGGATATTTAGCATCTTCAATATATGATGTAGATTGAGATTGCCCAAATGTTGGAACGAAATACTTAGCTATTGATGCTCCACGGTATACCTTATTACCTCTACTATCTTGATAAGGGAAACCTACAGCCAGTACGTTAAGACCCCATCTACTACCATAACCTACATATGGCACAGTATCTTGCTGTAATACTCTACCATCTATCTGAGTAACGTAATCCGCTGCAGCAAATATACTACGGCTTACACTATTACCAATAGTATTACCATTTACATAGTTATCTTTAAAATCATCAAACTTACCGTCGTTTACTTTACCACCTACAAATGGAGAATAGTATGAACCTATACCATCTAAGTATACACTTCCTTCAAACAGTTTAGTTGCATCATCACCCTGTACACATATTTCTGGAGATACTAAACGTATATAATCATTTACTCTCATAGTAAGAGAGAAGTTACCGATATCTTCCGCTGTACCTGTTGATATTGCTAATTGTTCACCAATCAAACTACAGAAGAAAGGAGTAGGTCTCATCTCCAAACTACTATCTAATTCAGATCCCTATCCCACATATTTATCCTGTTCTTGAATTCTATACTCATATACGTAACTACCTACAGTTTGCATAATCACAGTTCTATCACGCTCAGTTCTATCACAACGAACTATTTCGTAACTTACTGCACCTATAGGCATTTTCTTTACTTTAAATTCTACACCTAAAGCATTACCTATAAGAGTATTATTTTCATATCTAAATGGAGGCATTTGTGAAGCATGAGGCATTCTAATATCCCCTATCCAGAGTACAGGAGAAGCTACCGATTTATCATTGTAGAATATTATACCAAATCTATATATCTCATCTCTTTGGTAACCTCTATAATTAGCAGCTATATAAGGATCAGCATAGTTAGGTATATATGAATTGTTCTACTGTTCTTTAGTAGGTTGTACTATCTCAGGCATCTTGTCTGTACCTCTATTGATATATCTAGTATTGTTTCTAACAGTAGATACATCCATACTACAAGATTGATCTAATCTAAACTTATCTTGTTTATTACTTAAATTTATATCTGTAGTTATGAATGAATATTCTATATTAATACCATAACCACCTAATTCACCTTCCTTATTGTATATATATACATTCTAGGAATTAGATGCATCCTTTGTATACTTTGTGTTATTAAAGGGATTTATACAGTCATGAGTAATAGGAATACGTTTTATAGCTTCATCATCTGTTATAGATAGACGAATATTATTACTATCTAAACTAGATAATAACTATATGCTTCCTTCTGAATTAGCTCTATATGCTCTAGCATCATAGTCATTACCATCTTCATCTTCTGGTATCCAAGTATTCTCTGTTACATTAGCAGCGAATAATCTATTTTGCATTTTAGCAAGAGTCTACGCTATAAACTAATAACCAGTCATAGCATTAAACTCATCTATAGATATATCGCTTAATGTAGAACCATAATCTACATACTGAATATCTGTTTGACCATCTGGAATATCTATTTCATCTACTATACTAATAACAGGAGTAGAGTTGTTCTGTTCATAGAATATACGGATTACTCTCAACTTATTAAAGTCCTAGAGAGATAGTTCAGTAGATAACATTACTGATTTATTTGATGACTTATTCAAGCCAGTACCTTTATATTCAGAACTACCTTGGCTAGTTACACTATTTGTTAAGTGAATTAGCTCACTCATTGGAGAAGTAACTGTTTCAGTACCATGCACATTGAATAATTGATAACAATATGTTACCATTCCAGCTTTAAGATTACCTTCAGATAGCCAACGGAATTTAAATGGTAATAAACTTACTACCGGAGTTATTTCTAGTGAACCAGGATTAATTATATTTCCATTCTCATCTATAAGATTAGAATTATCTATATACTTATTACTCATTATGTTAACAATCTTAATAGGACTATTTCCATCAGTAAAGTATATCTTTATGTTAGTATCTGATTCATAGTTACCTACAATACTTAGTGTGGGATTTTTAGATAAATCTTCACATAATCCTAAAGCTCCTTTACATACTAATTTGATTTGAGGCATATTAGTATCAAACCCCATTAATCTGTATATCTTATTAATATTATCAGATGTTTTAGTTATTACTACTGCAATATCATTTATCGTAGTAGTACCTATTATAGTCTCATCTTTAGGTATAATAGTATCGTATCTTCTAGGGTTCTCTATACTTTGTAATACTCCTGTAGTTCCTCCATCATTAGTGATAACACGAACATCCTCAGCATATCTATACTGAGTATCCGGTATCAAATTTACGTCCTAGTCCATATTAAGACCTTGCGTAAATGTATTAACTTGTGCAGTATTACTTATCATATCAATCTTAATGCGCTATCTTGGTTATATAATATCTGTTCTTCGCCACTAGTACTGAAGAAAGTATCGTGATCATTCATCTCTGGGTATAGTTTGTGCCAGGTATTCTTTACATTCTCTAAATCATCTACAGTAGGCATCATAGCTTCAGCATATGCTTGCTTACGATAGAAGTTATAAGAGTTACGTATATCATAATAATCTCCCTGACTTATTTGACCTTTTAACTTTTTAGGATACATTAACTTCATAGTAACATACCAGTATATTGCTTCCTTATAAGACTCTAGATCTGGTATCATGGGCATACTATCTTCATCAGTATATATAGCATAATAAGATATCTTAATATATCCCCTAGGTACATTAGTCATTATATAACCAGGTTTAGTCATATACTATAAATCATAACTATACATAGTACCGTCTTTATGCCCTATTCTGTTACCTAAATATCTACCATTTGCTGTAGGTACAGTATTCTAGTTTATTAATGCGCTTAATGTTTCTCTAAGGTTATTATCCTCATTTAACTTGTCTAATGCTTCTCTATCATTAGTAAGATTGAATATATTCTTAACCAATGGAAACATAGCTGCATCCTGTATCAACATACAAGCTTTACTACAGCATTGATTATCGTGAGATACACCAAAACTGGATGTTGCTTTTCTCATAGGTAACCAACCACCATTACAGCAGTATGAGTATGCTACCTAATCTAATTTATACAAATCACAGGGCAATGATACTTGGTGACATTCTATTGGAAGTATTTCTACTTTATGCTCAAACTACTATATAGCTCCAATCTTGAGTATGGATTCCATAATCCACTCCCGAATATCTGTAATACGTATCTCATCTTCTCTTAAATCGAGATCTGCTATTACTTTAGCTACTACAGAAGCTGAACTAATCATACGATTATTTATCATAATTCTGGGTAATCTTTTGTTTTGTTGAATATTATTTGAGCTAAATTTCTCTTGTTATCTCTTGAAGCTATAAACTAATACTTAGTTTTATTAGTAAGTAGACTATCTTTCTTTGACCAAAAGAAACGGTATTTCCATCCATTACTATGTTCATTAAGTAAATAAATTGGCTTACCTAATTCTTTTGTAGCTTTCCAGTCCCATCTAAGACTTTTGCCTGTAAATTCTTTTGGCTAATGTTTAATGATTTGTAAAGTACCTAATCTACATGGAAACTTAAACTCTTTACAGTTGTACATTACTTCATCTCTAATGTACTAAAAATAGTCATTAATAATATTCTTATATGTCTATAAATCAATATCATATGGTGTATTAGGTTCTATGTACTATTTATAGCTCTCATAGAAATCAGTAGTAGTATAACTCTTTCTCTAATATTTCATATATCAATTATTTATCACTAACTCTGTTCTATGTATCATCATGCGCATCATTGGTATCATCACTAGGCATAGTAATCATAAAACGTAATTCTCTCTCTAATATCATTTGTGTAATAGTTGGTATCATTGCAGATGGTATAGGGAACTCACTATCTGGATCAAAGCAAGCATTAAGCTCTGTAGGGTCTTCAGCTATTACATCTACACTGATATACTCTAGCTGATTAGAATCCCCATCTACATATATCCTATTATTCTTAACCCATGCAATATAGTCTTTACATGTAGCTTTTCTATACTTCTATAATTTAGCTTTAGTACGACTACCTATCTAAATTATATTACCAAACATATCACGTACATTTATTACTCCAGGTCTATAGTTAAAGTCTATTAACTTAGGGAGTTCTTTATCTCCTACATAAGTAAAGTAACCTGGTACAGTTTCTTCACGGTCTAAATGGATAGGTTCTATAGTAGTAAGATATAATTCGTTTATATCTCTACCCTTATCTATATCTTGCTTAATCAACATAGCCCTATAACCTATGATCCACTTTTCAATTTGTATTCTACTTAAATGCTCAGACTCTGCAATATTATTATTACGAGCAATAAGTAGAATGTTATCTACAAGCTAATTGAGTGTCATAATATATTATGTTTTAATAACGTTATAAGCCATATAACGCATTTTAAGACTGTTATAGGCACTTTCTATTATTAGTAATACAATCCTTTAATTTAAGTAATAGCGGTCTTAAAAAGGCTTAAAATAAAAAAGGTTGATCTTATTGACCAACCTTATCCATAGCATTCTTCATATCCTAAGGGAGCATTTCCTTCATAGGTGGTGGTACCATCTAATTAGCTTTCCTTATTATATTTTTTAATTCGTTAACTTCTTTCTATAGCTCTAATATTTTATCGTTCTCTCTAGCTGGTTCATTATCTACTCCCAGCTTATCTAATAATACTTGACACTTAGCCATTTCTTCATCGCATTTAGCTATTGCCTCTTTTCTCTACTTATACGTATTATATTGATTACGTACTATATTTATAATTTCTTGTTTATCAGTAGATATAGTAAGACCTATAGAATTATCTGTTATAACTGATTTATTCTCAGGTATAGTGAACTTTTTAGTTTCTCCATTGCACTATATAGTTATATCTACTATTCTCTTTCTAGGCTAATTGGGCATAGGAAATTGCCCAGGTGGTAGCGGTTCATCATATACCGCACTTACTTGAGTAACGAAACCTTCATTATACTCAGTAGTCTTTTTGAATGTACCAACTACTTCTATTATATATACCTTGTCACCTATATTTAATTGATTGAATAACATAATAAGTTAGTTTTATAAGGGCTCAATTAAGAGCCCTTTTGTTTATTATTACGCACCTGGTGCGGTTATATTTGCAGGATAAGCATTCACTAACTAATAGACATTATTACATTTATTATAATATATTAAATATCTAAAGTTTAGTTGTAGGTCACCTGCTTGTACATCTTCTTGTAAAGCGTTGCGAAGCATAGATTGATTATTATTTTCACTGTTACCATCTGATAAACCTACTGGTAATGAAGCGCTAGCTTCAGCAGAAGACTGTCTTACATCCAGAAAGAACAATCCTTCGTTTGGCAAACTTCTATACTCTTGATAGTTAACATCATATCTTACTTCAGTAGAAGTAGCTACTACTCCAGTAGTTTTGAGTACTGGAATACCAGATATAGTATTTAATCTTCTACGACGCCTTCCAAATAAAAATGGACCCCAAAATGGGAATAACGGTTGTACATTATAGAAAGGATACATAATTACCTCCTTTCTTTATTAGCAACCACAACCACAACCATTGTTATAACCTACTCCATTAAAGGCTGCATCACCAGCATAAGCTCCCATAGCAGCAGCTCTAAATATTTCAGGATTATAGCATGACAATTGCGGATAAGGAACGCTTACTGTATTAGGTAATTTGCATTTAATACCATCTACATCTGATTGTAAAGAATTCAACTTAGTTACAATCGGAGCAGTAGCAGAGCTAATCATATTACCGAAAGTAGCCGTTTGGTGTTCCTGACTTAACTGAGTAAGCAGTGTAGAGTTTCTCTCACGTAAACTATCAATCTTATCAAGCAAAGCCTGATTCTGCATAGCATCTAACTTAGCAATTATAGATTGAGTATTAGCTGTACCACTATCACGAAGAGCTAAAGTATTACTGTTCATAGTATTAACTAAGTTATTAGTCTGATTACATACAGACAACTGGTTTTCATAACCCATCTTAGTAATATTGTTATTTACAGCATCAATAGATCTCTGAGTAGTGCAGCAGCAGTTAGCCAACTCAGAAGCAAGAGTTGCATTACCAGAAGTAATAGCATTAATTACTTCACAGCTAGACAATTTAGTATCACAAGAAATCTGACTTACACCAGAATTGATAGTATTAAGAGCTGTCTGAACAGCATTAATATCACAATTCAAAGTATTAGACAGTGAGCTTATAGCTTCCTTATTGCCATTAATAGCTTGCATTAACAGGCTGGTATTAGCATCAGTATTCAGCTGAGAAGCTAAACGACCTGCGTCATTACCTCCACGACCGAAACCGTTACCACCAAAACCACCCCAGCAGAAGAAGATCAAAATGATCCAAATCCACCACCAACCGCCGTTTCCACCGAAACCACCGTTGTTCATCATAGCCATCAAAGCAGCCGGATCCATACCTTTATTAGCGTTTTGCATTAGAGCAGCAAGACCAGCGTCAATACCGCGATCCTGCACAATAATTCTATCTTCTAACATAATTGATTTAATTTAAAAATTGATTTTTATTAATATCTAACGTAGCGAACTGCTTTGCCACGTCCATATTCTGAATAAGGTTCGTACTCTTTTTCTCTTTCGAGCATACGTTCGTAATCGTCTTCATAGTCTCTAGCTCTGCTAGTAGAATATACTCTACGACCACCACGCATCATACCACCTCTTCTACCACCTCTACGGAATAAGCCTATGCGTTCAAACTCGTCATCATCGTCATCTTCATATTTGTCACGCTTTTCAACTTCTTCCTCATAGCATTCCATTTCAGCTTGTCTGATCTTATCACACATAACGTAAATATAGTAATACCACATCTTACCTTCATCAATGTCTTTATCATTGATCCAAGCCTTTGCCAATTCAACAAAATGCTTAGTACTATTAGAGTTAGTCATACTTATAATTACTTTATAGTAATCAGAATAAACCATGTTAAGTGCTACGAACCAATCATAACGGTTAAATCTGCTACCCAGATTTATTCCGTACTGACTGGCTAATGCGGTAGTTTCTTCTACAGACCAATGCGGTCCACGAGTACCATCCTCATTTTCCATTTTACTTACAGCTTTACGGGCATGTTCCTCATTGAAGTGAGGACCGTGTTCTGCTTCGTAAGCCTTTACACGAAATATTCTATGCATATTATTATTGATTAATATTATTGAATATATTGATTATCATTTTGGTAACTCAATTACACGAGTATCAGTTACCTTGATTATTGGATTACTGTTAACTATCTGATATTTTTTGGTACGTATACGTTTCCAATCAAAGTGCAAGAACCTAATAAAGCCGTTACGGTACTTATTCTTGTATTCTTTCTTCTCTTCTACAAACAGAATCTATTGATTCTTAATATCTAATGTGGCTTTAAGGATTGAATCCTTTCTACTAACTATGATAGTTGTTAATGGATTAATTTTAAGTTCTTCGTCGAAATCTATTAGCTTATGTTTTATAATAGTTCTAACTGAATCTTTAATCTCGGTATTGATTACATTTATATTAGTTAGGTTCTTGTCTTTGATTTTAAGCTTTTTCTAAGCATCCTTAGTTTCTTTTAATAAACTATCATTACTAGTATTTAATTCTTCTATAGTAAGCTATAGTACTCTGTTTAACTATTCTTTCTAGGATGCTAATTGTTCATAAGCTCTAACATTGTTAGTTATTCTGTCAATCTCTTTATTCTTTTTCTGTAGCTAATGGTTCTAAACAAAAACAGTCGCAATAAGTAAACTAACTAAACCTACTGCGACTGCTCTGAAATTCCTTGTAAACCAATTAACTATCAACTTTAGTATTGGAATCATCTGGTAATTCTTTATCTAATGATATATCTAAATATTTCTCTCCTTTTGCTTTTATAACCTTCTTGAGGATTTTCCATATTTTCCATTGAGGATATAAGTCGCTAAACGATTCTAGTAACGACCAAAACTCAACTAAGGCTATCATTCCTGCTACTATTTCTACAGCGTGCAGGTTAATAGAGGTTACTACCAGCTAATCTATTATTGATGCACTAGTTATTGCTACTGCTGTATCTCTAGTCTTCCATATAGTTTTCCATGCTTTATGTGATTCAATCTTAGGATGCCCATATTTTTTAGAGACTTTATAACCATAGATAGCATCAAGTAGTATCAATGCACCGACAGCAGTGATAGGAACCCATACAGGCGCGAATATAGAAAGTAGCCCAGTTATAACAGAAGCTACGCATTTATCCGCACTACTGAACATGTTCTTAAATATTGACATAGTATGTTCTCCTAATTGTTGGTAATTCATAGATAGTAGCTGATAATAAAAATCAAATAAAGCCCTAACAGATTAAAAGGGGAGTAAAATCTGATAGGGCTCGAAATTCCGTTTGAGATTATAACTATATAACGATAAGGTTTATTTAAAGTTTCTATTTTGAAAATCTTCTTGCATAAACTAATAGCTCTTTATAGCGTAATATCTTCTTTAATAAGTTGATACCATTACAATGTTTAAGCCAACCTATATGACTACACATTTCTTGTTTGTAATCTTCTACTGTAATGTGTTTCTTTCTACCTAATCTAGCAGCTTTCCTGCACATACTACGCTTAATATTCTTTCTTACTAAAGTATAGTCATGCCTTATTACATAACCTACAAATGATATTCCTCTATCTTCCACTTTAAATACCTGATAGTTATCTTTAAAAGATAATTTTAAAGTAGCTATATACTACTTCATTTCTTCAAATAAACTCCATAGGTATTCTTTATTATTATGCAATATTACTATATCATCTGCATATCTGAAATAATATTTGACCTATTTATCTTCTTTAAGCCAATGGTCAAAGTAAGTAAGATATAGATTAGCAAAGAACTAAGATAAGTAATTACCAATAGGTACACCTTCTGCTGAATCTATTATTTCATCTAATAGCTGTAATAACTTCTAATCTTTTATCTTCTTTCTTATTATACTTTTTAATACTTCGTGGTCTATACTAGGATAGAACTTTCTGATATCTAGCTTAAGACAATAAGTAGTATTATCTACATCTTTTAAAGCTTCTTTAACATTATGTAATGCTTCGTGAATACCTCTGTGTTTAATGCAACTATAAGTATCTTTAATAAAGATAGATACCCATATAGGTTCCATTATATTCATTACAGCATGATGTACTATTCTATCTGGATAATAAGGTAATCTAAATATTAATCTTTCTTTAGGTTCTCTGATTATAAATGTATTATATTCAGAAGTTTTATACGTACCGTTAATTAAATTCTGCTATAGTTTTTTAAGTAATTCTTCTTTATTCTAGTCAAACTCTTTGATATCTTTTCTACTAGATTTATTTCTTCTAGCTTTCTTATCTGCTAAATATAAATTGTCTAAGCTAACAATCTTATCGAATAAATTATTATATCTCTTCATAAATAATATTTTCTGAAATACCTTCGTGCATCTTCGCTTTCGCTACCAATGCACTTAAGAAGCATGTCATATTTTACCAAGAGGTAAGGTTCAGCCCTTGATTTTTTGTCAGTTATAATTTTTTTAATGTATTTCAGTGTCCTAACATTCGCATTGGAATTGTCTAACTCATTGTTAGAATTCAAATTGAACAAACCTGCATTAGACTCATTGTCTGAGTTACTGCTGAGTTACTCACGACTGCAACCTTTTATTGGTTAATTAAAACCAGTTTTCTTCAGATTCTATAGAATCCAATTGTTCATAATCCTCATCATTTAACTCTAATGTAGCTGGAGCAGCTGGCAATGCCGGTTCACCATAGAAGGTAATTCGAGTCCCAACAGACGCATTGGAATCGCCTAACCCAATGTAAGAACTCAAAGCGAACAAACCCGCACGCGACCCATTGCCCGAGCCACCGCTGAGTAGAAGAGTTCTAGGTGTAGCTGTAGCACTAGTCCAGTGATAATCACAATAATAAGTTGTAGCACTAGCTCCATTTCCTACTACAGTTGGGAATAGATCTGCCTAATTATTATTAACGAGTTTTTTCACATATTGACTAGTAATTGTACTTTCCTTAAAGTCTTGTAACTCATAACCTGCTGTAATTAACTGTTCTGCAGTAGGATTAGTTCCTCCTTCAAATGTACCAAACTTAGTATAGTCTTTGCAGATGTATACACTATTATCAGTACCAGCAACTACTACATCAATTACATTCTTCCATACATGACCAAATGGATTCTCAATACCACGGTATCTAGGAACATTAACTACCTTAGTACCAGTAGATGCACCTTCTGCATTAGTATTAGTATGTGTATATTCGATTATACCAGTACCATTACCTAACGAATTAGTAGTACCACAAGGTACAAATGACCATGCATCAGCACCATTTATCTTTACAGATCCTGTAGTTACACCTTCACCTAAACCACCTTGATGATAACCCTCTGCAGTTAAATTAGCATTAAATGCTTTCTGACTATTTAATGTAGCATATTCTACTACGAATAACCAAGTAAGATCTCTGTGAGCATCATAAGTATAGATATTCCAGTTATTAGTTCTATTATTGTTTCTAGCCATAGTCTGGAATTCTGTTCTAGTTTTGCTTACTATAGGAGCAGTATTACGAACTTGAGTTCTTAATAAATTATTATGACTTGAACTATCTAGATTTACACTTCCCTCATATGCACCAATATATTTCTTTTCTACTTTAGTATAACCAGGAAGATTGTATTCACTCATACGAATTTCAACTGTATTATCTGGAGTAGCTATAAGTAATCTATAATGTTCTGGAATTTCTACAAAAGCTTCTACACCAACCCCACTACTATCTTGAGATGAGGTAGTACCGTCTTCCCACTTAGTCCAGTCGTTTGCTTTTAAGTATTTCTTAGTGTTATCCGTATTGCTGATAGTACACCCTCTCATCTTACTCTAGATAGGAAGTGTTCTGTGCATTTCCATATTACCAGTACGTACACCATCAGGACTAGAACTATTAGCTAAGTCAAACTTAACACCATACCACAGTTCGTTTTCATTTCTACTAAGCTTACCAATCTCTTCATCAAGAGTAACTGCAGCACTTATAGCACTAGGACTATCTGCTAAGTAATTAGTACTTGATAAGTCAGGCATTTCATTAGCTTCAGTTAAACCTACTTTATCATTTACTTTAAGTATAGTACTTCTAAGCTCTGTAATATCTTGATTTAAAGCTGTCTCTAAACTGTCAATATTGCCTTGAAGTTCTGTATCCTTAGCTTTGAGTTCTTTCACTGCATTCTCTCTTGCAACCTTTTCATCATTAATTGCATCAGGAAGAGTTTCATTAATGGCTAACTTTTCAGCACCAGTCATTAAACCAGCAACAGTATTAGTAGCAGGAGTAATAGTAATATCAGCTAAAGTAGATTCTACATATCTACCATCACTCTTTTCTACTCCAGTAAGACTGATAGTAATGTTATTAACATCTGTCTGATCTAACTGGAATGTACTTAATAAATTATCTGGCATAGAACCAACTACATTCTCCATAGCTTTACCCTTACCACCATCATAAGCAGTACCAGTAATATCACCAATGATAATAGCATTAGAATCGATGTGTACCCATTGTGAACCAGACCATCTAAATTGATAGCTTACTTCACCAGGAGTTACATTAACATATATTTTATCTCTCTCACCTACTATAAGAGTTTCATGTTCAGCATCTGCATATAACTGTATATTCTAAAGTACTCCAGTAGGAGATACAGTATAAGTAGCATATGCATCCATCACATCATCAACATATGAAGGCAATTGACTAGCAGGTACTTTACCATTACCATCAAGTTCAGCAAGGCCGTTAGGTTGACCCTTTAATGCTTTGAAGTCTTGTAAGTCTTCATTTACATCATCAATCTTAGTATCCAGTCTATCTACTTGAGCTTTTACAGCAGCATCACCTTTATTAATAGCATCTACTATACTAGTACCTTTAAAGTAGTTATTGCTACTATTATCAGGTAAAGATATAATGTCACTATTCTTATCATAGTTTAAACCAACAGATTGAACAATCTCTTTAATATGAGTCCATTGGTCTACATTAGCATCTCTATTTAGTGGTATCCATTTCTTAAGATCAGGACTATATGACTTAATAACATTACCAGTACTGTCTGTTGCTAAGTCAATCCAGTAAGAAACCTCTTTAGGATTTGGAGCATACTTAGATGCTATGAAATTAGGATTTTCTTGTTTAACCATATTTGCAAATATTTAATAATTAAATAATCTCCTGTTCTGGAGTATCGTATTCTTTCTATCTCGTATATTCATCATTGAAATATACAATATTGTTTTCATTATGTTATTGGATTTAATGCTACAACTTGACCAGCTTCAGTCTTATCAAAGTAATTAACTACAGCAAATTCCTCATCTGCTGCCTAACCGTCTCTACTGCTTACATAACTCCTAATAAACTGCTGACCTCTCTTTTCACTATTACCCGCTACATATCCATATATGAATGCAGTACTTATACTATCATTGTATATAGTGCCATTCTCATTCATAGCGATTACTTTAATCTATCCTTCCTCAGTCATAGTATCAGTATTCAGACATCTAACAGATCCTATTATTATATCTCCGTCTACATTAGTCTAATCATTCCATGTCTTATACTATTTACCATTAAATGTAACATAACCATTAACGGAAGTACTTAAAGTACCTTTATGTGTAAAGTCTCTCTATATCGTTAAATTGGGCATACCTTCTACGCTATCATCTACAGGATTAATTTTATACCATCTATCAACGTATTTAACAGCTTCTCCAACCCATATTTTATTAGGCATACCTTCTTCAGACACCCAACCATCTTTATCAGCGAATACAAATGATTGACCTGTTACTCCCATATCACTACCCTTCATTTGATATGCTTTTACTATAACTCCTCCTTTATAAGCAGTGCATTCAACAGCCACAATACCGTCATTTTTATTTCCAAACCAGTTTCCTCTAAGCTATACAATTAACTATTCCGGCATAGTTAAACTAGGATCATTAGCATATACATCTTGTATGGATTTAATGTCTACCATTACACACTCTGCTCCAGATTGAGTGTTATCGCCTCCCCAGTATAAAAACGGTTGAGTTCTATTTTCAGACGAACCCCAACTCCATCCTACTATTTCACTAGGGATACTAGGAGCGTTAGTGATGTTAGTACCGGTATCAAAATCTCTACCGTTAGAATCAGTCCATATGAATCTCAACTATATACTATTGAAATCATAGAAGTAAGCTACATCATCCCTAGTAGGCCATATATGATTTACTCCATCAAATACATCAGATATATTAGTATTGCCTACAGTTCTCTTTTGTAGGGGAACTGCTCGTCCCCCTGCTATACCTAACTCTAACATTATGCGCTCTCCTCATCAATAATATTATAAGTCATACCTGCTACTTTAGTAAGCTAATTATATTCAGCTTCAGTACCAGTCCATATAGGTAATGATATCTTACCGTTATTAGCACTAGGTAATGCTAAAGTAACACCAGTACCTTTGTTCATTGCCTGTTGTACCGGATCTAATACAGATATCTTATTCTCACTAATAAGTTTATTTATTAGCTGAGTAATATACTCTTCATCAAGTAATTCACCAACATTACCAAGATTATTCTCAATATTAGTAATCTTATTATTGATACTAGTTATACTCTGTTCAATATCATCTATACTAGATTCTAGATTAGTAATTCTATTATTAACATTAGTTATCTTACTATCTAGATTATTTATTTTACTAGTAAGTTCAGATATACTTTGATTAACTTCATTTTTGAAATCACCTATTGAAGATTCTATAGTAGTATCTATGTAGTTCTTAAGTCTATCATCACTAACTACTAAATCAACAATCTAGTTAATAGGAGCTTTAAAGTTCTAATCCTTCTCTGCTATTACCATGTATTCGTTTCCTTCTAGTATGCGCTTAGGATCCAGCTCCAATATCTTTATACCGTCACATTTATTCATAACTATTACTCTTTAAAGAACCCACTAGGAGCACTTACTTTATTAAATACAACACTATCAGTAGTAGCTAATGACAATTGAGCTCTAGTAACTACATGAGGATTATCTCTTCTAGCAGCATGAGTATCAATAGCATTCTATGCATTAGTAATCAATTGCTTAAGCTCATTAATCTGAGATTGCAAATTATTATCTGCATTAGTTCTATTAGTAATCTCTTGGTTAATTAACTCAGTAAGATCAGTAACTTTACCATCTACGTAAGTCTTAAGTTCATTCTTAGCTTTAGTAATCTCGCTATTTACATAGCTTCTTAAATCACTAATCTATTGATCAATCTTACTATCTAACTCTTGAATATTCTGAGTTAATTCAGTAATCTTCTGTTGAATAGAACTTAAATCACTACCTACTATATTAGTTATATCTTGACGAATGTCTTCAATATTAGAATTGATATTAGTAATATCTTGGTTTATATCATCAATGTTATTATTAATATTTGTAATATCCTACTTGATATTATTAACATCGCCTTTGATATCATTAATCTCATTTCTAATATTACTAATTTGAGTAGTTAACTCTTCTACTTTCTAATTAATATACTACCACAGTTTATTAACTTCTTCTTTCAGTTCATCTTTAAACTCAGCTAATTCATTTCTGATTTCAGTTATAGCTTCATTAATAAACTGTTCTATCTAATCAAGAGCTCTATTAATATAATCAATGATAGCATCTACTTGCTTATCATTCAGATTTAGCATCTCCCATGTATTAGTATCATTACGATAGTATCTAATACAACCACCATAGTAATTAGAGGTAACGTCAATCCAATAATCTACTTCTAGAGGATTAGGCTACGTATCTGATGCTCTAAATCTAACTATCTCTCTCTGTAACATATATTATGCTTTAAATGTTGTTATTTTGTCTTCTGTTCCATCATCATATACATCAATATGAACCCAGGTAACATCTTCCTCTAAACGTACTTTACATGGTAATAACAAAGGTTTAGCCTTTATTATCTCTCTTATTTCTTCTGCAGTCTTATCATCACAAGTAAAGTCAATTGCATTACCGGTTACATGTGCAGATACATATACACTCTTCTTACCTTTTACTAAAGGACACATATTACAACGCATACCTCTTTGATGCATATTACCAATATTGATATGCATTGGCATTCGTAAAATATCAGTACGTAGACACAGTAATACGTGTAGTAACTAAGTACTTAAGAACATCCATGATTGTTCTCCAAACCTACTATATATGTGGTTACATACTAATTCTTTTACATTAAAGTAAGGTTTAAGCTGTTTAATTATTTCTTCTCTCGGCATCATTGTTATTCATCATTAGAGCATCACCAACTAGATTGGCTGCTACGTTCATACCAAATTGTTTAGTGTCATTATCTATCTCACTTACCTTTACGTTGATTTGAAGGAGCAGAAGATATATCTGCTCCAACAATTCTCTATCTGTCATATGTGCTAAGTATGGGTTCATTAAATAGTAATGGTTTGTTCTCCAGTTTCTAACTAGAAGCTTTTTACTAACTTATAACGATTATTCTCTCGTACATATATCTTAGCTAATTCTCCAGCATAAATAGTTCCTCTATTTACGGTTAACTCAGTAGAAGTTTTCCATGTAAATGTATTGGGTACTATAAAACTTAAATATGTATTTGAATCTTCAACAGGAGTAATACCAGCTGGGAATAGAAATACAGTATCATAACTTAAACTTGTGATAGTTAATTTATTATCTTTTAAGGTAGCACCTCCCTAAGAAACAGTAAAGCTAGTAGTCATACCAGAATCTTCTTGCTCAAATACAATAGTACCTGTTCGAGACTAAGTTAACGGATTACTCTGTATTAATAAGTCTATATTGTATATACCGTTACCATCGCTACCACTTATATAAGCTGTACACCATTCTGGTTGAGATTGAACTTTTAAAGGATGTTGCTCTTTAAAAAATCTACTCACTATTTGTAAATCAACACTCTGGGTTCCCGAAGTATATACTCCAGATGTATTATCTGCAGGCCACATATGGAATATGTAATCCATACCTTTAAACCAATATTCTACTGTAAAAGTAACTGAAGAGTCACGGTTATTTTCTATAGTAATACTACTTTTTCTGTCGTAATTCGCCATTGTATCCGTCTATGTAGCACCAGTCCAACTTCCATCACCCATGCCATTATGTCTTAATTTAACTTCAAATTCATCTGAAGTAGACCAGGAACTAGGGAATGGCAATACGGCACTTACAGTTTTAGCTGTGGTAGGTACATCCCAAGATTGGGTATGTATATTTTTACCTGCTACTGTTGCTGTAAATGTTATTTGTGGTTTACCTTCTTGAGTTAAATTCAAGTATACTTTTTTACCAGATCCTTCTTGTGTAAAAGTTATTTTACCAGATCTACTGTATGCAGTATTATTATTCTCATATTCCCAATAGAAATCAGGATAGTCTCTTACTACAATTATCCAACTTGCATTAGAAGAAGCACTCCAACCTACATTCTCACCATTCTTCTTAGAACGAATATATATATCTTTATTAAGTGATCCTGAGGCAGGAAGAGTCCAACTAACTGAACTTCCATAAGGACCACTTGAACTGTCTGCTATTTCAAATACATATTCATCAGCAGGAGGTACATAACCGCTTTGTGATATTGTAGCATAATCTCTTTTTCCAGATTCTTCCTATTGAAAGTAAACATTTGCAGATCTAGAAGATGTAGATGAATTAGAACTTATAGTAAATCTACCATTACTATATGTAGCCCACGAAGGTAATGTACTACTATCTATACTGTATCCTAAACTGATCTGATTACCATTTACCAACTTATATGAAGTAAAGCCTATATCTCCTGTACCACCACTAGCTCCAACATTAACTTGCCACGGACTAATTGTAAATACATACTCAATAGTAGGTTCGGCACCTGCTTGAGTAACTGTACAAGTAGCTGACTTACCACCATGAGTTGCAGTAATAGTAGCAGTTCTACTAGATGTAGATGTATTCTCTCCTAATGTTAAAGTACTAGGTGAAGAGCTACTGCTAAGACTACCTAAGTTAGTAGACAGTGTAGGATTACCTGTTTCTTCAGTAACATCTCCACTAGCCCAATATACAGTTCTCTTAGCACTAGCTGTAATACGTGAAGTACCACCATCACTAGATACACTAGTAGGATTAGCTGATACAGATATAGTCCATTCTCCATATGAGCTAATAGTATCTCCACTCTGTGATAGACTAATAGTAGCTGTCTTATTAGACTCATTCTGAGTTATAGTAACTGTACCTGTCCTATTTGAGGTAATTTCATTAGCAGAAGCACTTACTGTAGTTCCACTTAAAGAGAACCCAGTACCAGATATAGTAGTAGACTTTAGTGATACATTAGTATCACCACTCTATTCTACTCCGTCTAATACTTTTCTTTTATAAGAACTAACAGTGAAAGACTTACTACCACCGCCAGCTCCAAATGACATACTAGTAGGTGATACTGTTAAGTAGTAATTCCAAGTCTCTGCTTTCTTACGTATATCATCTATCTTTACACATTCGTTAGCTCCATAAGTAGAAGCATTATCAATAACGATTAATGAATTAATAGCTAAAATCTAGGTCTTAGTAGGGCATTCTGTCCCACTCTTACCTAGACTAAGCTTACTTAATATCATAGAATATGTTGCTATTTCATTACTCATGTTGCTTATTCTTTAAAGTTTCTATTTCAGCTTTAAGCTTTTCAATCTCATCCTTAAGCATCTTAACTCCTTCAATAGCTAATACACCTAACATCTCATACTCTACCTTCTTAACCTTAACATACTCTTCACCATCTTTAGTGAATGATTCAAACTGTTCGGGATTCTTTACTTCAGATTTAAGAGTATCGCCTTCAGTTACTATATCTTCAAAACCTAATTCCTCTAAGTTCTATGCTATAGTACCTATTTGCTTCTAATCATTCATTATAAATGATACAGTAGGTATAGAACATATCTAGTCTAAAGTATAGTCTAACGGTTTAATATCTGATTTTAATCGAGCATCAGATTCTTTGAAGAAGCCATTTGCTGCATATACTTTACCAGAAGATGCCACATTACCACCTATGTAAAGTTTATTATCTCCAGCAATAGATCCAGCATTAACCCCAACAATTACTGATCCACCGTTAGCACACATAAGTATATTCTTAGTACTAGCACCAGTAGAAGAATACCTATGGTTTAAATATAGATGGTTAGTATATGAATTTATTTCATTTGTGTGTTCTATATTTATACCTCCAGCTGCGCTAACAATATCATCTCCAGCATATATGGACTATTTAGGAGTTATAGTTACCATTCTAGCTACTCCAGAAGTAGGCATAGCAGCATTAGTTATACTTTGAACTAGATTATCTTTTGAAGTACTGTTATATGCATGAACATGGAATGTCTAATATGTTCTTGTCTATTTAAACCACAAATGAACCTGCCCTTGATGTATAAACGCTTTTATATCACCAAAGCTAGTTCCGTTGTTGACTCCAGTAGGTTGTAAAATCTCATTATTGTCGTCATAGTTATAAAACTATATTACTGTATCAAATGGAGGTTTACTATCATAAGAATTACCAAAAATTCTTACTGTTACCATTGTGTTACCATTAGATGGTATTCTTAGTTTTACTAAACAACCCTTATCGTAATTATATACAGTATATGGGGAGTATCTTTTATCTAACTCATCGGCATAATTACCTTTGTGGAGTAATTTATAATGCTTACCCCCATAATAGAAAGTTGCTCCTTCATCTAAACTATCTACGCTGCCTAATGATATACACGGATGAGTTGTCAGTTTATCATTATACAAATATGTACCTAATGAGTTAGTATATCCTACTTCTGCAGTTTGTGCTCCACTATTAATAAACTATATATAACTAGAAACATCAGTTCCATGTAAAGTTAAAGGAGTTACTGATGAAGTTTGATTTATTGTTAATGCTCCCGTCATGGTGTCGCCAGCTTTCTTTACGAAAGCAGATGGACTGATACCACCAACTGTGTCAGCATTGCCAGCATTAGCTGGCTTACCAACGCTTACAGTCTATGCACTACCTCCAGATGGAGTTACTGTGAAATTACCAGCAGAGCCATTAGCAAATGTATAAGTAGTATTAGTATTCTATGCAGGTATACCTAATGCAGTTATATCAGCTTTAGTTACAGCAGTAACACTAGCTACATGACTAGTAGAGTCAGTAGAGAACTTATAGAATCCAGATGATTTACTAGGTGCAGAACCAGCAGGATGTACATAGTTATTATATGTAGCTCCTTTAGTTAAAGTAAGAGTATCACCACTAATAGATGCGGTAGTAATAGCATTACCAGAACCAGCTACAGTTACTTTACCAACCTTCTTAGCTAACTCTGTATTCATAGTAGACTACAGATTGTTGATATTAGTCTGTAACTGAGCATCACCATCCCTTCTAGCTTGTATCTCTACATTCAAATCATTAGTAATCTCAGATGAACTATTCTCAATAAGTTCTTCTAATCTGTCTACTTCAGTAGTTACTCTATTATCTAGATTAGTAATTCTATTAGGTATATTAACGTCTAAGTTCTACTTATCAGTAGCAGTCATTACACCAGCTGCAGATTGTGTAGCAGCAGGTATAGTCTATGACTTAGTAATAGGATTCGCATATGAATTACTAGCTGCAGATAAATCAGATTGCTTATAGTTAATAGTTACACTAGTTGCATTTCTAGACGTTGCATCTACACCAGTAACTAAGTTCTTAGGTAGTGAATCAAGTTTATCGCCAGGATTCTGTATACTACCAAATTCATTATATAAATCATCTAATCTACCTTTATCTATTGCAGACATAGCACCTGCATTAGTAGTTGTAGCTGATGGTATATCTATGTTATCATCCTGTAGTGGACCATAATTTAAACCATCTTTAGCTGCATACTTATAGTTAATCTTAACTAATTCACCAGTACTAGTAGTAGGAGTAAGGTATGAAGTAAGCTTAGTAGGCATACTATTTAAAGCATCTCTATTAGCTTTACCTTTATCTCCAGGATATGCAGTACTAGGAGTTTCACCTAATGCCAAACTCTAACTAATCTCTAAGTATTGAGTACCAGTCCATCTATAAGTCAGATTAGTATCCTTAGCTACATATATTTTACCAGTTTCACCAGTTTGAGGAAATTGATCTTTAGTAGAGAACTCTAATACATCATCTACATAAGACGGTAATTGAGCTGCAGGAACCTTACCAGTTGAGTCTAATTCAGCTAAACCACCAGGTTGACCTTTAGTACTAATGAACGCATTTAAACTATTAGTAATAGTAGTATCACCTGCTTTTCTATCTTCAATCTCTTTCTGTAAGGCATCTTCTAGTTTATCAGTAACTCCATCAAACTTATTCTCTATACGGTCTATCTCTGCTTCTCTATCAGCAATCTCCTTATCAATCTTATCATCAAGATCGTCTATTCTATTATTTATATTGGAGTCAGCTTCCTTTAGTTCTTCAATCTGCCCAGGTATAGTAGTATTAAGTTCTACATAGTCTTCCTTACTCATTAGACCATCCATAGATGCAGTAGCATTAGCTATACGTATATCCATATAGATGTTGTTACCACTCTTAATAGTGTTCCATGATACACATGGAGTACTATTCTGTCTAAAGGTAATGCCATTGGTTACTAAATCATAAGTAGATGTATTAGTACCGTCTTTAAATTTAATATTAGTTAATGCTAAATTACCTATATATACATACTGACCATTATCTGTAAGTACTTTAGTACCATCTCCAGTAGTCTTAATAACTGTAGTAGTATATTGTTCTTTACTATAGTTTAATGAACCATCTACAGTAATAGTATCAAACACTACTTGAGATATATTATCTGTACCTTCTTCTTTAATAAAATCAGGAGATTCAATATATATAGTACCACCAACTATAGCTACTTCAGTTGCTAAGTCTAATCCGTTTCTATTAGAGTTAATAGTATAGATAAGCTTACCTTCTTCTATAGCCTGCTTTAATGCGTCATAATCTTCTTGACTTACTTTACCATCAACGATAGTAGGATCAAAGATATACATAGTCATATCTTTAAACTCTATCATTCGGATCTTACCATTTCTTTCACCATCTTGGAATGGAATCATTTCCTATCCTGTGACAGCAGTACGTTCTGAAGCTTGACTAATCTTTAAACCTTTAATTCTTGCTATCATTGTCAATCAAATTATTTTCTTTCTACTATTCTAACAGTACTACACCGTTATCTTCCCATAACCAAGGATCTGCATCCTCTGTTAACAATGCTAATACATAAGGATCATACAATCCTCTAAAGTATCCATTACCACAACCACACTTAATACAATACGGTTTGAGTTTCATAGGTATGCCACTATATAATTGTGGTTTAACCTAATGTAAGTATCTCTTTAGTATTTCAGAATCTATAGGAGTAGTAACACTAGATGTGTTACTAAACTCCAATAAATCTGTCAATTCATTGTATACTATGGTTGCTACAACATCTCTATTGTTCCTAAGTATATTAGTTTTAAGTATAGAGTTTGTTTTACTATTTATATATTCTTTTGCTTTATCCATAGTAATTATGCGTTTGCGTATGTTTTAGTAGTAGCACTATTTTTTTTGAATACCAAACCTACTGTTGGGTCTAAACTAGCGGAATAGGTGTTACCTCCTGATACTTTTTGTACATATATGCTACCATCTCCAGATATATATATCTATGAACCATTACTACTTCTAACGTATATTGTTCCTGATTTGGGAGTTGTATTCTAAGATCCGTATATATCTATTAGATAGAAATCTGTATCTGTAGTTTGAGGCACTCTCAGTCCACTGAAACTATTACCTGCTAATACTACTTTACCATTAGCACTATCTCCTACATTAAGTTCATTAATTTCCCCAGAGGAATTCCAAGCGATATTACCTTTTGCTAACTGTCCACTACCATTAGAATTTAAACCAAACCACTCAGTAAATGGAGACTGGGCCTAACCCATACGCATGCCAGTTGAATCTAGTTTAAACTAATAATCACTTGTAAGCTATGATATGTTATTTTTCTTTATATAGGTACCAGAAGTAGATAATGCGCCACTGCTTGAATTATTAATCATACTTAATCCGCTACCATCTAACGTAAGCTTAGTATCAGACGTAGTTAACTACAACTAACTATTCTCAGAATCAGCTGCTAAGTGTATACCTCCAGCTCCAAAGTAAGCTTCACCATTCTCAAAGTCTAACAAGAAATTAGGTCTAAATGAGTTAGAAGTGTTCATAGGATCTGAAGTATTAATCAAATGATATTCAGAACTATCACCACCACTAGCATTCTTACCTCTTTGTGAGAACATCAGGTTATTATTAAATACAGCTCCACCTACTAATGAGTTAGGTGCAATAAGTAAGTCAGTATAGATAGCTTCAAAGTTTTTTAATGGTTCCCATGCTCCAAAGGTATCTGTTCCTGGCGATTCATTATTCTGCTACGTACCAATCCATGTCATTACGGCTTTTAAAAAGAAATAGTGATTGCCTTCAGTATCTCCTCCAGTATCATATACATATGGAGCAGTCTCTCCATCGTTAATGTAAGGGGTAGTAGTACTATATATACCCATAGGATATGCTATAGGTTGTGAACCTACTGGATCTGGAGTAATTATACCACCCATAGGATTAGGTTTAGACCATGCAGTTTCCATGTTATCGTCAATAACTCTACACTGAATAAACCATATGTAATTATACTCATCACCTTTAGTAAGCTCAGGAACATCCATAGACCAACCTGTAGGGTTTCTCTTCCATTTCATAGTATCATTCCAAGCCTCACCAGTATAAGTAGTTTCAGTGCCTTTACAGTATCTGACTTCATAGCCTACTCCAGGAATACCAGATCCACCATTATCACCAGTCATACCAGTCATGTAGTATGGATCACACCATTGTTCCATTAATGTATTGTCTCCACCATTTATAAGAGCAAATGTAGCCCATAATACTTTACCACTACTTAATGCAGGCGCAGTAGAACTCCATCCTGCAGGATAACGTTCGGCTGCATTTAACTAAGGAGCGATTTCCCAACTATTATTTCTAGCAAATCTGTATTCATAGTAGTTACCATCCATGCCCTGAACCTTACCCACATTTACCCAGTTACTACCATTCCATACCCACAAGAAACCATCAATAACCCAACCGTCTCCTATCTCATTACCACTGGTTGGAAGATCATCCGTAGAGTCCAAAGTACCTTTAATAACAACGCCTTGACCAGTTACTTTTACTACAGCTCCCCATTCTATTACAGAACCTGTTTCACCTTGAACTAATGCTACAGATTTCCACCATATACCAGTTGACATATCAGGAGTAAGTACCCAACCATCACCAGGATTATATGGGTCATTACTAGTAGGCTTCTCAGGTTGAGTCTAGCTCTATTTAAATGCTTCTACTTGATAATTGAAATTATTACCATCAAGACCAGGTACACCTGTAATTAAATAAGGACCCTACCAACCTCTTTCATCCTCAGGTAAGGATTCATCAATTACTAACTTATTATCAAAAGTAACAAGAGCTTGAATGCCCCATATAGCTTCTTTACCAGTAGCAGTAGGCATACCTACACTCCAGATACTACCAGGATTAATATTCAATCTATCTGGATCTCTAGGTTTAACGTCGCTACCAGATGTCTTAGTATACATTACTCTAAGGTGTTGACCATCTTGACCATTGTCTCCATATTTAGCCCATAATGATGGAGAACTAAAGTTGCCCCATTTATGTGTATCACCTTTATACTTTCTCTGACTAACCCATTCGTATTGGAATTCTTTACTTACTCCAGTAGGATTATCTGTCCAAGGTTGTTCACCAGGAGCTGATTGAGGTATATATTCATCTTGATCTGGGTTGTTATCTGTAATCTCTTTAGGAGAAGCAGGTAATTTAGTAATCTGATATATATACTCTACGCCATCACCATCTTTACCATTTACTCCCCATTTAGACCAAATAGTAGGATCACTCCACTCACTCCAACTACCATCAGTTTGTAAGTTATGTGAACAAACCCATTCACATTGATACGATTCACTGATGCCTGTAGGATGATCAGTCCAACCTTGTCTAATAGCTTCAGTCTAACTGTTACCTGTAGGTTTAGTAGGTGTAACCAAACTAGTTATAGTAAGTTTATATACAAACTCAATATTACTACCATCTGCACCATCATGACCATCTGCTCCTGTAAGTCTTACAGGTGTACTCCAAGGCACTACTATTGTACCTTTACTAGAGAATGTAGCGGTAGACATCCATACATAGCCATTAGGATTACTATCACTACCAGACCATCCTTCAGGATATGTAATAGTATTAGTATCGTAATCCCAGCTACCTCCTACAGGAGTACCAGGCCTTTGTATAGTTTTAGTAGATTTGTATGCTATTACTACTCTAGTAGTATCTCCGTCTATACCTGGTACACCATCAATCCCATCCTTACCGTCCTTACCATCTTTACCATCTTTACCGTCCTTACCTGCATCTCCTGTTCTACCTGCAGGTATACCAAATGAGAATAGGAATTGATCTTTATCTAAAGATACAGATGCAGTAGGTGTACTTGATTCATATACATCCTTAATTGCAGCTTTAAACTTAGAACTACCTATAACTATATCAGCTACAGATTCAAGCGGTAATTTATAGTTATTGCCTTTTTCTGCAGTAACAATGTATTCACTACCTGTAGCTTCAAGCTTCTCTTCTAAGTCCAATATCTTTACACCATCACATTTTTGTATCATATCTATTTATTTTATAATTTACAATAACCATTACTGCAATTTCCTGTACTGCAAGTATTGTTAGAACAAGAGTAACAAATACCACTAAATAAAGTAGCAGAGTTACGCTCTTTCTCTAAATGAAGACACTTATCGTTTTCTGTATTGAAACAATCACCTTTCTGAGTAAGAATAGCATTGTTACAGCAAGTACTAGCTGCACATTTTGGTTTAATAGATATCTCAAGTAATCTACAGATATCTACATATAATTGTAAAGCATCACGATAGTAATCGGATGCTAAAGCATACTCAAGTAACTATCTCTTAAAGACTACTAACATTATGTTCTGCATAGTCTGATCATCTAAACAAGTTGAGCAGTGAGTATGTAATTTCCTAATCTCTGCCATATATACAATTGAAGGATTGTAGTATATGCCATGAAAATGAATTTCTTCCTATTCCGTAAAACATCTCAAAGTAACGTATTTCATATTCCAATCTAATTCCAGAATATCGTCATTAGTTACAGTTACATTATTTTCGGAATCTACTGTAATATTCTCGGAAAAGCTAATGTTATGTATAGGACTGTCTTCAAGTATGTTCTTTAAATTCCATACTTCATCTATATAAACTTCCTTACCATAGTTACTAAGATCTACTTCAGTCTCTATCTTAAAGGTCAGTTTATCACCATCTATTTGTATATTTGTTAATTTGTCCATATATCAACAATAAAAAAAGTGGAGAGTGGAATATTCCACAACTCCACTTCTGTAGTTTGTAAAAGGAATCTTATCCCAAATTCAATCTCTCTAACGTGGATTAGGCAATTGTCTTACCAGCAATAAATGACTGAATACCTTTATCTACAATAGAATCAACTAAACTAGGACAATAAACTTCCGTAGTCAACGGAGTAGTCTTGATGTACTGATTATCATTGCTCAAGTACAGGTTATCGTTTTCAATGATAGCATAATCATATTCTGCATCTTCTACTACTTTACGAGCCTGTTCAACAATAGGATATGCACCAGTAAATACGTGACCTTTATAACCCATGTTACGTACTTCTGCATCACGTACTTGCTTCCAATAACCCTTACCCGGATTACCAGCAGTCTTAACAATCGTAGCACCTACAACTGCCTTAGGCTGATTAGCAAGCAATGCACCAGGAATAGTCTCATACAGAGAAGCTTCCATAGATACAACGCTATATTCATTTAAAGAATAAACGCCTTCATTATCATCCTTCGGCATAGCAGTCAAAGTCAGAACTGCAGCAGAAGCAGAAGCCTGTACTCTACGATTCTTATGAGCATTGATCTTCTTCAACAGAGCATTTACTAAATCTGCAGGGGTAGTAGTTTCAGCATATACTTCATAAGTATGAGTAAACTGCCAAGCGGCTTCATACATATCCTTATAAACAATACGCAAAACGTAACGATTACCAGCAATGATAGTAGCGTTAGTCAAAGTGATCACAATCTTTTCTTCAACAGGAGCTACATATTCGCCAATTACTGCAGACGGTTTAGAAGCTTTCTGAATTTCAGTAGAGAAATCAATATTAGCTTTCTGTGCTACCGTACCATCAGGCATAGTAACATTCATCTTTTCACCTGCTACACCTACATACAGAGAGTTAGCATTTACTGCATCAGCAGCAGTCTTAATAAGAGCCTTATTCTCATCGAACAAAGCAACATCACCAACAGCTAAAGCATCCACTGTAGTGTAAGAAGCCGGAGCTTGTTTTCCAATCAGAACTGAGTGTACTGAAGTTATCATATTAAATGTTTGTTTTTAAATTAGACATTAGCGCTTAGTCTATTCGCTTACTTTCTACTTTCATTATTTCAGATTTCCACGTTGGTAAGCGCCTTAATTATTCGTCCTAAGATTTCTTAGAACTTGCATTAGGTATAGTTTGTACTATCATTTGAACTGCTAGATCAACTATATCCTAGTGTGTATTTTCTGGAAGATCTGTGTATTCTTTAGTTAAATCCTAGAGAGTACCTAAATCCTTGGCTTTTCTTAAGTAAGTAAGCTCATAAGAACTTATATCATATTTACCATCAGTATATAATACAATTTTATTGTCAGTATATACTCTAATAGGTTTTGCTTGATTATAACGCAATCTGTGATCTGATAGACTATTACTTAGTCTAGAGCTTACTGTCTCTATTGTGGCCTCTATTACATCAGACTCACGAGTAATTAAGTTATTGCATTTATTATCCTTTATACTTATATATACATTTTCACCAAGTGCAAACATATAATCTTCAGGATAATCAGCTTCCCATTTATTACCTAATTTACTAAAGCTATAAGTAGTATAGCTCTTAGTATTTACTAAAGTACGTATGTTATCAGTAATCTCTTGATTTCTCTAGAATACTCTAAAGTTCTGTTTAACATATTCGTCTTTAGCTTTGTTTATGAAATGAAACAAAGTATCTGAAGGAAACTTAATAGTATCATTATAGTTTGTTATAATGTTATTCAGTTGCCTTTCTACATTTATTTGAAAATCTCTTTCGCGCATAATTATTCAGATACTTGGTTTAACTAAAATTTAGAAGATTGTCTTTGAGATTCTATATTCTCTAAAGCAATTACTACAGCTCTATTAATAATCTCATACATGGCATCTTCAGGAAAATCTAATTCTTGTTCAGGTTTAGTGTAGTCAAACTTAGTTGGTTTCTTAACATAAGTGAGATCTACTCTATAGAACTCTGTATTATCTTCTACTCTTGGAGCATACATAGGATCCTGCATTAAAACAGGATCTACGTATACTAAGAGTTTATCGTTTTCTAAAGTAGCTACTGGATTCTCTACCCAAGGTATATTATTATAAGTCTGCTTAAAAGGCTTTACTAACTCATGACTAGTAAGTACGCAGTTAGTCTAGAATTGTCCATACTTAAGTAATACACTAAGTATAGTCATTCTATTATCTTCATCATGAACATCTTCTAATGCATACTCATTATAGTCTGTATGTACAGCATGAAGATTAACATCTGTAGCTATTAACTTCTCTATCTCGGATAAGTTAGATACAGAACCTTCTAAACCTATTCTTAAAGCATTATTGCCAGTAATCTTATTACTTAAGATTTCTAGCTGTGCTTGATTAAGAAATAAGTCTACTTCCTCGTCTAAAAATGCGGGGCATCCGCCATAAGCAATACCTTCTGCATTCTTATCCAGAACTACCTTGAAAATTATATGAGAATCTTTATTAGTCATTACTTAGATTTTATTTCCTACATTATTGCCAATTTTATTTCTTGATTCTTCTTATCCTTAAGATAAGCAATTACATCTTCAAGACCATTACCAATTAAATCAGTACCAAAGTAATATTGAGCACGATTCTTTCTAATAATGTTTTTAGCAATAGCTTCTTCAATAACAAAGTTAATTTCTTTATTAGGGTTATTTACCCATTTCATCAAGAACTTAGAAGGATCAGCTTCAATAAATTCTGACAGTTTAGCTTCAGCAACCTCATTAGACATAGAATCTGATTTCATACCATATAGACGTAAACACTTACGCATTTCTTCAGTAGACATCTTATCCATCTCTCTATATGCTTCACGCTTAACCTTATTGAACTTATTCTGTTCTTCTGCTTCACTATCCTTATTAATCATAACATAATCTGTACCAGGTTTGATATTATTTAAACCGTTTGCTACTCTCTTATGATTCTTAAGGAATAAATATTTTAATTCGTCCTCAGGTCTATTAGTGTCAAGTAGTACATCTTTCTTTCCTATCTTAATAGCAAAAGTATCCCAAAATGCACTACTGGGTGATAACTACCCCTCAGGATAACCAATTTCTTTTTCTAATCTAGCTGCATCTTCTGCAGATAAACCAGTATATAAATTACCAGATCTGGTCCAGTAAGAGCTTACATAATCAAAACATGTAGGCCATTTAGTAATCCCAGTCCAGGGATTAGTTTTAATTATTCTAACGATTACTTCCATAATTATTAATTAGATTGTTCAGTTAGTATCTTTCTGTTTTAACAGTTTTCCAGAGAAATTTTATTCTGTGATCATTTGGATTTCTTGGAGGATTCTTTAATTGGATGCGGATGGTATTATGGCTTAAACCATTAGCTTTGCAAGCCTCTATAATAGAATCATACTCTGCTATAAATTCTCCAGTTTTAGAGTACTGATAAACTTTAGTTTTACATTGCTCTTGCAATTTAGATAAGTGTTCCTTTTGTTTATCAGAACATTTACCTTTTCTAGATTCAGACATCTTCTTTTTAGTATCTTCTGATACTTTACGACCTAAGGCTTTTTGTCTGATTTTTTCTTTGGTCTCTTCAGAATGCATTCTACCAAAAGTTCCGTCTCCGCCTTCAGTTAAGTTATACCCTATACTCCTATCTGTAGAATTATACCATTTAATCCAGTATTTCTCTTTTTCTTTTAACTCATCGTAGGTATCAGCAAAATCAATTATTTCTAATGTAAAATTTTCTTCGCCATATTTCGCCATAGAACGATGAATCGGAGAAGGTTCGCCGATGCGAGATTCATACCAATGATGGCGATATCTCGCACCAGAACCTTGATTTGTTATTCCAATATAAACCTTATTAGTTAACTTATTTGTTATTTTATATACTTCGTTACTTTTCATATCCTTAATGTGTTAGATATGTTAATAACGGGAGTAGCTTAATAAGGTTCCCAAATTAGTTTAACTTTTTTGAATTAATCTGCGTCACATATTAATTCTCCGCATGCTCTGGGGTCTCTAAGCATTATGCCCATTTCTCCAAGGAAGAATACAGTGTAACCATCCTTACCATTAGATCTCAGAGTATTAATAGACTTACCATAACCAGACGGAAGAACTGCACCACCAGTAGTCCAAGTTACGAATTCACGATCCTTACGAACTACCTTAACGATGTTAGCTTCACCATCACGTCTACCCAGATCCAGGAATGTCATACGATATGATTCCAGCGGTTTCAGAGTAACCGGATGCAACTTACGATTGTAAGTAATATCGTCATACAGCGGGAAATACTTCAGAGTCAACTCGATACCATTAGTCATCTTATAAGTCTTGAACTGACCACCAAAAGTAAGACTATCGCCAGAACCAGTTACAAATACAGTATCAATAAGGTTCATGTTAACTACCTTTTCCTTCAGAATTCTATCGAATTCACGGATACCCATTTCACCAGTCAATGCAACAAACTTACGTTCGTTAGTACCAAGTACATTGTAAGACAGGTCAAACAGGAAGTCTTCTAGCAATTCTGCAGTAAGATGAGTATAGTAACGTCTGTTAGACGGAGCAATCTGTTCCAACAGACCAGCACCAATAAATACTGGACGACCGTTAGTACCCTTCAGATTACAAGAACCATCCCTGTTAACATTAGTCTTCGCATAAACAAGCATACGTTCACATCTCTTATACCATTCACGCAGAGCTAGCCATTCCTGATAATCAGCCCACAAATAAGACTTCTTACCAGTCTTAGGATCCTGCAAAGCAATTGCCATTACCGTAGAATAGGCTGAACCAGTAATATCATAGTTGATACGAATTGTAGTAAGATAATTACGCATCTTGAAATGAGTATTGTAGTTCAGGATATCACCTTCTTCACTGTATTCTTCAACAGCAGAAGCCAGACGAGATACTTGGCAACCCGGTTTCAAGAGTTCTGCGGGGATATAAGAAGTAGGCTGACCATCGGCTACAAAACAAGTATATACCCACAAGTTACCGTCCTGATATGGGGCACCTGCTACACGTACTTGGAATTCCTTATCATCAAATTCCAATACAGCAGTAGGACCAAACCAGTTATCTTCTAACCACAGCATAATAGGTGTATTGCCAAGACCTGCAGTTGAATTATCTGTAATAGCTGCGCCATTCCATTTTGCATCTCTAATTGTAACTGCTCTATCAGCATCAATCATTACATTCCACTCCCAGCTCGGTTGGTCGATAGTCATTACATTACCAAGACCACCAGTAAGCATATCCAAAGAAGTGTTGTAACCATTATCTTTGGTACCGAACACATAGGACAACACAGTAGCAACCTGATACGGATTCTATTGTGATGCTGCAGAAATCTTAGCGGTATCAATCAAATCACTGAACCACTTACCTTTATACAGTACCAAATTATTTAGAATATTATTATCCATAAAATACTAGTAAATTAATTTTTAGTTATTATTAATTAGCACGCAATCTTCGTGCGAAGGAATTCCACATAGACTCGGTGCTAGTGTTATCCTGTTTCTTAGTCTTTCTACTTACTCCTGTTCTGTTAAGACTATTCTTAAACTTGTTAATAGCTGCATTTTGACCTTTTACTTCAGCAGCTTTTACAAGCGTATCTCCTTTCATAGTAAAGTAGGCAGACTCAATTAAATTTTTTACGCTCTTAGACCAATCTTTTTGAAATTTGGTCATACCATCAGAGGTAGGTTTGAATATATATTCCAACAGTATTTGTTTATCCTTTTCTGGAATTTTAACACCGCGGATATTATCCATGCCCTTTATTTCGTTGACAACGGTATCAAAGTACTCCTGTTGACGTTGAGCTGCGAGCTTAGCGGCATTTTCTTGGTCTTTCAATAGCTGTTGTTTCTTATTCTCTCTTATGTCCTTAAGGGCTTCAGCAGCATCTTGAGACTCATCTTCAAGAATACCAGCTTCCTCGTATTTAGTAAGTTTCTTTTCAATCTATTTAGCATTAAAACCCTTTTCTTTAAGGAATTCTTTCAATACTAACTTCTGATTACTTTCATCTTCGAGATCGATATCATCAAGATCAATTTCATTGTCAATTGAGAAATAATCTCTCAAATTACCACCATTCTTAACAAACTTATCAAGTTGCTCAACTTCTTCACTAGCGTATTGTGGTACTGAGTTTTCTTCAATTACATCGTTAAAGTAATCAATAAGATCTTCAACGGTCTTGGGTTTATCATCATCCTCAATGTCATCCCAACCTAACTTTTCAGACAAAGAATCAAAGAAACCTGTTACTATGGTAGTTTCATCAGTAGACTCTTCTGGTTCTTCTTCCTCAACTTCAGGTTCCTCTGTTTCTTCCTTTGTAGTAGTTTTAGGTTTAGCTTTAGATTTAGATTTTACTTCTTTATCTTCTTCTTCAAGCTCTTCCTCTTTCTCTTCCTCAGTTTCAGTTTTAGTATTCTTACGAATATTATTTAACTCTTCTTCACTGAGTTCTTCTCCTACTCCTTCAAGATCAATTTTTGTTTCTTCCTCTTCCTCATTAGTAGGAGGAGTAATAGGTTTATTCTTTACGCTTGCTCCTGGCATGAGATCTTCAAATACCTCAAAACCGTTCAATGTTACATTATCCATAATTATATATAATTAGATTTATTGTATTTCTTTAAGTTCATTTATTTCACGTTTGAGTTCATCAATAGCGTCATCAATGTCCTCTTCTGGTTCATTTTCTTCTGTATCAGGTTCTTTATCGTATAGACAGTACCTAGATACCAATAGATCAAAATAATATTTTAACTCTTCTTCACTAAAATATTGCTAATTAGTTAGTGCATCTAATTCTTCTCTAGTGAGATCCTTAGAGTATAATGGATCTGTTCTAGGATCAAAAGTAGAATAACAGGACTAATCTAAACCAGTATAACTACTGTCATAGTAATTAAATATAGTATCAGTACAATATACTGGAGTAAACGTTTCAATATACTATTGCTGTTTTTTAGCAGCTCTAATATAGGTCTATAATTTTGTTTCAACTGATATCGGATCTACTATCATACTAATGTTTTATTATCCCCAATGCTAGTAATTGGGACTGAATTAAAATCTTTCACAAACTATCTTTTACTTTTATAAGTATTAAATAGTTTTTTCATATTATCGTTATCAGAATTAAAAATCAAATCCTTTATTTGTTTTAATCCTACTTTACTATCAGGTTTCAATAGATTTTTATTTATCATATTAGTCCTAAATTCATTCATATGCGATTTAGTTTCTTCAAAGTTATGCAAGTATCTCTAAATCCAATCATACGTTTTAGGATACATAGTTTTAGTCTTTTTGGTATCTACGAATCTATTATCAAATATAGGCAAACTCAATGCTCCTGCTTTCTAATTATCATAATGACTTTTTTCATGACTTATTAAACCTGGCTATAGTTTACCATTCTTAACGTAATCAGAATTAATAAATACATAGTCAGGTATATTAGGATCGAAAGAACCATTAGCGCCCATTGGTTTTATTCCGATCTACATTAAATCAGGAGAATTTTTACTTTTCGCATAATTCTATAACTATTTTGTATAAGTTTTTACATAGTTTGTACCATATTTTTTATCAAAATTAACCGCTCTTCTTAATGCGTCCTCATTCTCTATAAGACGCTCGTAACTAGCGTTTCTATCTTCAATAGCCTGCTAGTATAATTTAATCCTACTATCTCTATAATTTTTTGCTTCGTCTATAGCATTGTCTATAGCTTTCTTATTTACCGTAGGTATTTCTCTTTTAGGAGTAACGCCCTTGTACTTCTTTCTAAAGTTTCTAACAGTAGTAGGTACAAATGGTATCATAGTAACTGCAGCTAATCCAGCACCTAACCAATCTCTATTCTTTACTGCATCATAAGCGTCTTTAGCCGATATAGCATCACCAATAGGAGTCATATTAGCAGCATCTTCAAGACTGAACACAGGTTTTAAACCTTCTTCTAAAGGTCTACCACTACTACTTCTACCCGTAGCCTGATAGAATCTTTCCTTCTCAGGATCACCTACCTCACCGCCATCTGCAAATGTTTCTACTTTCCAATCCCAATAGCCTTTACCGGGATTATTTTCCCGGTAAGACTTTAGGTTCTGCATTCTCTATTTAAATGCTTGTCTATCCATATTAGTACTTACATGTTTCTAAGTACATCTTTAATAGATTAACTAAACTTTCAGGATCTGAAGAATGTGCTCTAAGACATATCATTGGTTCTTTATCTGTTTCACAAAACTTATCGTGTAGTACTAAATAATAAGTTAAAGCACTACCGTCTATATTACTAGTGCACCACCAATAACATCTATAATTTTCATTCAGATCTTCAGAGTATTTCTACTAAAGATATTTCAATGTTTCTTCACTATCCATAATTTTTCAATTATTTCTTTCCACCTTTTCCACCTTTGGATTTCTTACCTCCACATGCCATAATTAATCTCTCCTATTATTTAATTGTTTTAAGATACTGTCTCCAATTCTTTTTATTAGCCTTATAAGTCTTCTTTCTATCCTTAATCTTGTACTTATCAAGATCTTCAGGCTTACGTGTTTTTAGATAGTCAAAGTTATCATCATTAGCGTAAGCTTCCATCTCATAAGGAATAGTATAGTAAGCACTAGATGCAGGGTATATAATTGGGTTACCTTTAATCCATTCCCACACATAAGACCAATAATAACTTATCCATCTCTTTTTATCTTTAGCTTCATAGAGATGAATATTTTCATGATTCCAAGTAGTAGGCTTAATCTGAGATTCAGGTTTTCTACTTAACAAGTAACCACACCAGCTCATTGCAGAATAACCACTAAATGGATAATGATCCATATGCTTATACTCTACTTTATCTGCTTTTACTTTAGTAAATAGTTGTTTAACTATCCACCATGTTTCTTTAAACCAATTCATAATTATTTCTCTCCTGTTACTTTATTCTTAATCGCAGTTTTGGCTTTTAATCTTTCTCTTTCCATTGCTGCCTTGTCTTTAGCTGCTTGCAACTTCATTTCGTGGTCCATTCTTTCTCTTTCAAGCTGATTCTTCTTATCTTCTATCTCTTTTTTCATTTTCTGCTCTCTAATCTTAGCATTGAATTCAAATTGTTTAGAAGCTTCATCAGATGCTTGCTTACGTTCAGCTAAAGCTTGTTGAGCTATTTCCATAGTATCAGGTATGTTATTCTGATTCTAATCCTGATTCTCTAATCCTCTATAAGCATTAAGTTGAGCTACAGTAATCTTAGTAGCATTATCTTGATCTATCTTATATTTTTCAAGATCCATTTCTGCTTCTTTAATCATAAGCTCCTCTTCCTTAATCTCATTTTGCATTTGAATAGCTTGCTGTTCACGTTCTGCTTGAGCTTGTTCCATAGCTTGTTGTTGCTCCATACGTTTTTGCTCAATTTCCTCTAATCTAGACTTAATCATACTAATATTATCCATAGTAATGATTTCAGCTATATCAAGCAAACTAGCACCATTCTGCATAGCAGGTTGCATTAACTGCTTAAGTGTTTCTATATACTGTTGATTCTTGGTAGTATCTTCTATAAAGATATCAAAATCCTCATAAAGCATATCATCTGATAGCGTTAAGAATGCTCTAGTAGCATCATCTAATATATATTGTAGATGAGTTTTACTACTATCTTTCCAAGCCCATCTAGCAGTATTAAGTAGCATAGTTAAGCATTCTCTCTTTACCTAATTGTGTGTCCAGAACCAAGGTTCAGTAATATGAGCTGATTGTACTACAGAACGCTCTACATTACCTACTAATTCATTAGATGAAATAGAACCTTCTCTTTGCTTACTAACTCCAGATATCTCAGATAGCATACTTTCAATCTTATCCATAAGATTAATATACTAATCTATGGTATTAGCCATAGTAAGGTCAAGAGCTGTAATCTAGTTAAACTGACTAGGTTTACCTCCTTCTCTACCAGGTATATCCCATCCTTCTTCATACGGATTAATAAAGTTTACACCAAGAGCAGATAAATAATGCATCCATTTAGATACATCTATATTCATAGATTTTGGTATCTAAGTAATATCCATATTTACTACTTTACCTTTATCTCTAGCCATAGCAAGCTCAAGTCTATACCATAGTACAATATACATATACTGTAATGGTTTCATCATGCTTACTAAACTACGTGGTCTACTGTTTGTATTATTATATACTACTCCAGTATAAGGCAATCTCTGAGAGTTAGGATTATCAGATGAAGTATATTGATATTCTAATGGTTGTATTCCTATATATAGGTCTTCTCCTGCTCTATATCCTTCCCATACTTCAGTAATCCATTTCCATTCTACATTAAGTTCCGTCCCGGTCTCTTTATAGCTCTCATCTACTTGATATTCTTTAGGCTCACCTAATTCAGGATCAATTATAGTAACAAAGCCTATCTTCTTAAATGATTTCCAGCAACAATGCCATACTTTCACACTATTAGTACTATCAAATGGATTACTACTGAACCCGTTAATAGTATGAGTCTTAATATGAGTATAATCTAAAGACGTCTTTCTTACTTCAGGATTTATACCTCCTTTAGAAGCTTGATCCATCATATCTAATAACTAATTTAGCTGTTTCTCAGACATCTTATCGTATAATCTATCATATAGTTCAGTTACAGACATATTCATTTCATAACAACACCATTCTGCGTCATGAATGAATTCCAAGTCGGACGTTTCAGTATCATAATCAAAGTAGATAGGATTAACACGTTCGAGGCACGGTTCTCCATTCAGTATACCTACATAGTATATCTCTTCACCACCAACTAAAGCATCTTTCCAACCTTTGAAGAATTCATGAGTAATGTTTAACTTATTTTTTAAGTAATTAAGACTGTGATATGCAATTACTTCTGCTATATCTTTATAGTCTTTACTCATGTATTTTTGTATCTACTAAGGAGTCATTATCTCACCATTCTGTAAAGCTTCCTAGTATCTAGCTTGTTCTTCAGGACCTAATTTACTCATTATAGTAGCCTGAATGTAATCTATTAAAAGCTATTTAGCTCTATCCTACATTTCACTAGCAGCTATATCACTTGTACGTACTACTCTGAAGTTGAATGGTCTTTTAGTTTCTTCTCCCAACAGTAAGTCTATTTTGGGCTTAATTATATTATAATCCTAAGCCATTGCAGGAAAGCCATCCTGCTGTTTAAAAGGATTAGTAACATACTTTAGATCTTTTTCATTGTATATACTATTATAAAGATCATAGTACGTCTGCATCTCCTCTCTGCGAGTTCTGTTATTACCATTTCTAGAACCTCCTAAACTACGGCCTATAACATAGTCTATACAACTTTCTTGCCAGTCTTTTGTCTTCTTAGACATAGGAAGTTTCTATATTGGCATTTGATTAATATTATTCATAATTAAAACATATATGCTTCGATATTATCTATAGCTTCGTCGTCACGAAACCATTCCTGAGTAAATATAGGGCCTTCAAACAGTACCCTATTTCTATTCTCTTTTTTAATCTCTTTTACTTTAACATTATATAGCTATTCTCTATATATCATTACTTGGGTCAACGCCATTACACGGTCTACGTTAACTACATCGTTTGCAGCTATAAGTTCCTCTAATAGCGGTTCCGACATAATATTGTATAAGTTCTTCTTGCCATCTGCATTAATATCGTTTAGCCAATCCTTTATTAGACCCCAACCCCATTGCTTAATTTGCTTATTCATGTGGCAGCCCTTCTTTCTATTTACTTTAGAATTACTTACTATATCGTTGATTATATCTGGTTGATCAGCAAGTAAATAGTCACAATGTTTGTTAGTAAAGTATACAAATATACCTTTGTTTTGATTCTCATACATTGCTCTAGCATTATAGTATATAAGCAATTTACGTACATTTTCATAGAAATCTTCTGCTGACTTAGGTCTACCTGTATACTCTGCTACTATTATATCTGAATACTATTCTATAGACTATACTCTCTTATATATAAAACAAGAACCCAAAGATGTAGTACTTGATTCATCATAGTCGTATGAGTCTATACCTGCAATATACAAACCAGCACTAGCATCCTTATTAGGATGCTCCCATATTACTATAGAACCAGTAGGATCATCTCCTACTAATGCTCCAGTAACTTCATCCCTTTTAGTTCTTAATGGGTAATGTGTTATATCTCCTGTCTTCTTAATAACCCATTTAAGACTACCGTCAGGTTGCCACACTAAATCACCTACTTGCTTATGATTCTATAGTTTTTTATTAGTTCTGAGTAATGATAACTACTCTTGTAATTCCTTCTTGGGGAATATGTTACCATTAAACTCTAGCATAGCTTCTGCGGGAGTAATAGGTCTTTCTGCAACGTATCTATCAACCGCTGCGTTATTAGTAGCATTAGTTATTACTACTTGCCTTTCTGCTAATATGTGTTCTAAAGACTTCTTACGGTATGTATTACCGTCCTCATCCATATATATACGTTTACCATTTTCATCACGTATATCTAAGTTAGTATATTGAGGTACAAAGAAACCGCATTTATTAGTAGTAGCAGACTCATCCCATATGTTGTCAAACCCTAAACAATTATATCCATCAGGGTTATAGAACATATCCTTCATAGTCTCAAATGCAGAGCCTTCATCACCACCAGTACCCCATACTATCATAGTGCCAAAGGCTATACCATCTACCTCTACAGAAGGTCTAGCGATTTGCCATGCTGCTCCTAATTCAGAGAAAGAACCACCTTCCTCAAACATAATAAGATTAGCTTTCTTACCACGTACTACATCAGGATTATCTTTCAAAGTAACACCTATAATTTCTGACTTATAACCTAATTCTATGATATTACCATAGTCATCCTTAGTATAGAATCCAGCACGTCTACGCATCTAGGTATTAACTGATCGCTTCTTTCCCCATGCAGTATTCTTATCTATAAAGTCCATATAATCCCAAGCTTTAGTAAGAATACCATCATCTGTCAAATACTATTTATTTGATGCATATATGAAGGTTTTAGAGTATGGTATTAGATAGAAATTACGGCATGCCATAGAACCACCTTTGTATGAAAAACCTTTACGTCTAGACTTAAGTAAGCATAAATGTTTACCCTACTCTTGGGCTTCCTATACTGCATTAAAATAGTAATAGTCGTAATCCCAGAAGTCGGGGAAAGTTACTTCATTAACACGTTTTACTTTAGTATTACCTAATTCATCTGTAGTAATATGATTAACTATACGAGATATAGGACAGTAGTTTAAATAAAAATAGTTATACCCGCTAATGAAATCTCCATCATCAGCTGTATAACCATCTACACATCTTTTACTTTCCTCATCCCAGAACTTAAAATATTCTGAAGTAGATTCAGGAAAATTACAATAACTACCAGTATTAATAAAATTTAACGCAGCCTAACGAAATTTGTTTGAATTTATAATTTTCTTATTAAAATCTACCATCTTTTAACTCTTCAATACTTAAATTATAATAATGTAATTTTCTGTGGCAATTAGAACATAATACTACACATTTATCTATTTCTTCTTTTATAGCTTTATAAGAATTACTTTGCATCCATGACACTTGTGTTGTCTTATTACCCAAATGATGAAAGTCTAAACAAGCTACATCTTTCTCGCCACATATACAACATCCTACAGTTTTAAAACTAGTAGCAAAGTTATATTTCTTTAATCTCTTATTTCTAGAACATTTTTTGCATTGTCTTATTCTATGCGGATTTGTATTATTATATACATCTTTACTGTCTATTATAGTATTGCATGAATTACAATAATATTTATTATTTTTTGTTAAATATTTATCAAATTCAGTTTTTATAGTTATATTGTCATAAGAACAATTACTCGTATTTCCATCTATATATAAGCAGTTTTCTTTTAAAGCAGAATCTCCATATTTTTGATACGCTTGTAATTTAGACACATAAACTGTTTTTCCATTACTTAAGTAAAAAACTAGTAAATTCCTCCCGTTTTTCTTTTTTCTATATTTTACTATGTAATTTATAGGTACTCCACCTAGATATAGTTCTCCGGATTTATTTACACGATAACCTAAATTATATGCTAATATCGTTTCATTCATATATTTTAAAACAGTTTATAATATTTAAAAGGGGCGCGTTTCACAACGAACCCCTTTTTCTTACTTTATTAATCTTGAATTTTAGTAGAGGAGATTTCCAGTGGCTGCAACCTAGTTTCTTAAGCTAGGGTTTTATACGCCTTATATTTAGTACTCCTCACCTGGGCTAACATTACCCCAGACTACCTGTTCACGATAACTACCTATCCAACAAGTTTCCTTCTGCTATTATAGTTTCAAAGGACTAGTTATGTAACTTTCGATGGCAATTTGCACAAAGTACTATGCATTTATTAATCTCATTAATAACTTTATTTAAATTTTCAGTTTTTATTAAATCAGATATATTACCTTTTTTATCTCTTAAATGATGGAAATCTAAACAAGCTATATTAGTTTCACCACAGATAATACATCCTTTAGATTTAATGTTATTAACTATTGATAGTATTTTTTGCCGTTTCAATTTAGATGTTTTTCTATAGTTTGTTTTGTTTCTTTGATAGTAGCTAGAACACATCTACTTATGGCAATCTCTACATTCACTTTGTAATCCATCTTTTTTGAGTTTATTTTTATTAAACTCACTTGTAGGTTTTTCTAAATCGCACTTTGTACATATTTTTGTTCTCATAAATATAATATTTGTGCGCATCTCTAACCTACGCTGTTGGTCGCCCCGCTCTCGTGCCAACCGGAGACCTTCTGTTTTAGAGACAGATGTGCAGAGTCGCTACACCACAGGGCAATATTAAGAGGGAGAGGAAGGACTCGAACCTTCAAACTCAAGAGCTTTATTAACGACGACTTCAGAGCGCTTCCGTCAATCTACTGCCGTATGCCTATTCCGCCACTCTCCCATACACGTGGATATTCTTACCCTCCACGTAAGGGTTCTGATGGTTTAGAACCAAGATTTAATTCTCTGCCATAATGACTTCTTTACAGGTTTGTTCAAATATTCAGAAGCTTCTTCAATCTGTCTAAACACTTCTTCTGTATCCTTAGTCAAATCTATAGTAATCGTAAATTTCTTATTCATAATAAAATATTCATTTATACACTATAACGTGTTGTTAATATTTAGTTATATTTTAATGTATTATTTCGCCAACTCATATGGATTTACTTTAGCGTCTCCTTTAACTTTACCTATAGCTAATTCTTCAGCTTTAACCATTGTTTCTAGCGAATCAATACTCTTAAGTACTCCACCAACAGAAGTCATACCAGCTAGTAAGTCCTTAATCTTCTTTTCATCTAAAGTATCGTCTAATGATTCTTTATAGTATTTACTTACACTGTCTAACTTTAGACGCATATTGTTTAACATTTGTAGAGCTCTAGTATTAAGTAAGGTTTTATATTCATCTTCACAAATCAATTCTTCTGTAGTCAATTTGTAATTCTCATCATCGAATATTTCCTTTTTCAGTTTAAGTTCCCTACTGTCTTCATCCATACTTTGTACATAAGGACTATCCCATTTATTCATAAGTACAATGTAACTTATTACTTTAGTAGCATGCTCCTTATCAGGTTTATCTGCATCCCACACTCTTCTAAAGCATGGGATGCCTATAGCATCTGGGTGTATTTTTACTTTACCTCCAATAAGATCAAATAGTTTCATTTGTAAGAACTTGTTTGTTATCTTCTTTGCTCCATCTTATAAGATCGTCTTTAGCAAAATCATCAGAACAGACTATCGGCTTTAGGTTCCACTTACTACTTATAGTATCATATTTACTTAATATAAGTACAATGTCTCCTAGTTTATAGTCTATTACTTCTTCTTCTGTTATTATTTGACCATCCTACTATGCTATATATATAGTTCTACATTCAAAGTTATCAGATATATTTTTGATGCTATTAGTATCTACTTTATATAAAATAGCATTACCGTACTGGTCTATCAATAATTTATCCATATCAACAATCTAGTCTACAACCACATTCACAATCACAACCCGTATCACAATCCGTGTCACAGGAAGCAGCTTTCTTTTTCTCCTCTTGTTTCTTTTCTAGTAATCTATTATAGTGGTCTTTTACTTCATCATTTTCAACAAAAATATATTCTCTATCGTCTTCTTCACTGATAGGATACATTTTTAATACTATAGTGCCTTTAGTAACGCTTCTTCTATTTTTAGAACCATCCTTTTTTGTATATACCCACTCTCCATCTTCAGGAACATACCATATATAATCTACGTAAAAATGATCCAGTAAGCTAACATTTTCTACTTCTTTATCGTAACTAATAACAGTACCTCTATCTACTGAACAAATATACTTAACCATAATAATCAATCAATTAAATAACCTAAATAATATTCTTTCTATAATCTCGCTATAATTTCCTTAGCACGTCTCATTGGCACGTTCGGATTCACGTAATTGGGTTTCATCTGATAACTCTATATTATCTACTAAAACTTCTCTATCTCCTCCTGTATGCTCTACTTTTTTATATTCTTCATACTTCTTAAATAGCATGTCACACATTGCATTTACCTGATCAGCTCTACTAGGTTCTGCATTATTCTTCCCATTATCTACTATAGTAGTAGTAATACTGTCAATTACATCATTTGTGAAATCTTCATAAGTAATTACGCCTTCATTAATTAATTCATCTACTTTGTTATACAGGCGTTTCATTTCCTTACTAAATGAACTATAGAGTGGTTTATTGTTTTCCACTTCTAATTTCCACATCATTTTACTTTCTTCAATTGTCATATTCTTTGTTTTTTAACTCATTACAGATAGTATTACTTATATTTCCTGCAGCCCATCCTACTAAATAGGCATACGCTTCATTGCCGTCTTTAAAGTCTTGCGTATATAAACCTAATTGTTCACAAAAGTAATCTGCAACATGTACTGCCTCATGAGGAATCATATCTGGAGTAATATCTTCTGTACTAGTAACAGCTATCACTATCACACCGTATTTATTATCACTCTTACGTATTACTTTACAAGTAACCATTCCTCCATCATATTTATCTATTTCTTGTAATAACTTATTGTATTCACTTCCATCATTATTACCGTATACATCAAGAAATATAAAATATTTATCCAAATCCTCAATATTAGTACTTACAAATAATAGTCTAGGATATATTTCAGGACTATAAACATCGTACGGTTTCTTTTTCATATCTTTTCTTTAATTTGAATTTACCCAAGTAAGAGAATCTGACAGGCTTTGGATCTAAATCAGATATAACGCTGTTAGTAAATCTAAATGGACTATTACATATTACTTCTATGATAGGGTATGGTATGTTATACTTGTTACTTAATTTAGTATATATACTCACTTGATTCCTCATTTAAATCTATCTTTTTGTAATATTTACATTCTTCTAAAGTAGAAGAGTTATCGAACGTATTAGGTCTTATTATATTAATTATAGTTTTAACATCGTCCCAATTTCTATCTTCTATACAATTATCATAGATAGATTGTAGTTTGTATATTTCCTGTTTATTATACTTACGCATGGGAGTATATGCCACAAAGTTATATCTATCTATTGTAAGTAACTCTATACTAGTAGGAATAATCTCAAACTTATTATAAGGCAGATCCTTTTTCTTTAATTTATTCCATAATCTGGTAAATATGTTATATTCTTTCCAACATAATATAGTACCAGGTCTTACTATTGTTGTTTTAATCTTCATCTTTATTTACTCTTAATATTATAGTAATTTGTACTCTATCGCCGATTATTTCAGGTATAAGCGCCTTATTTACTACAACTTCATCTTCAATCTTACCTTTAACTAATATACCTTGCTTCTTAAACCTAGCTATATATCTACTAAGATTATCAGGAGTAATACCTAATACTTTCCTAATATACTTCCTATTTTCAGTAGATATTACATTCTTACTTATGTTAGGGAGCTTAGGAGTGTTAATATCTATTGCTATGAACGTAGCTAGTAACTCTAGCTCCCTATCAGTAAGATCAAGTATACCATTAAGGCTCTTTAAGAATTCTGTATTTAAATCGGCTTTGCTTACGCTTTTTACCAATTTATTCATTTGTTAACGTATCCTTAATTTTATTTAAAACCTTATTTAAGTTATAATATACTGTCTCAGCTTCTAACTTAACACAAGGCTGTATTTCGCCTTTATTTGCTTTTTCGTTAGTCTCTTTTAAGTTACTTTCGTATTTCTTAAGTAAGTCATCAATGAGCTCTAAAGTAGCATCTACATTATACTTACTTTCATCATCAACACTTAAAAGGTAACCTTCTTCACATAAGTAATCCGCAGTATCATAATCTAAAGACATCATTCTAGTATAATTATCTTCACTAACGTTAAATGACACTAAACCTGTTTCATCTTCTGCTAATACATCACCTTTCTTAGCAGAACCAAATTCCTTAATTACTTTGTAGCTCATAATATTTATTTTAAATGTTTATGTATCTATAAACGGCAGATTAAATAAATGTTAAAATCTGTTAACATTTATTAACATTTATTATCTATATAATAAAAAACCCTGACTAACGCCAGGGTTCATTCTAACAATGAGTTATAATTTTAAATCATATTTGATACAGCAATTATATCATATGGTTTGACTAATTGACTATCCTTAAACAAATCAAAGTCCTTAGCAAACTTTTTATTATAAACAATAGTATCTCCTACTTTATATTCACATTCTGTTAAGCATGTGGGAATCTTCAATACTACACCTGTTGAATATTCAGATTCTACTTCCTTAGTTTCAGTTTGTGTATCATATTTATTGAAACCATCTTCATCAACTTCACCTGTAGGAATCTGTTCTGTTATCTCTTTAGTAACCATGACTGGTTCCAAAGGCTTAACTAACACATCCTTCAACATTGTATACTTAATTCCATTTACTACTGTTTCTAGTACTTTGTCTTCCATAATATTCTATATTTTAATACTTAAATAACGTATTATTTCTTATTTTGTTTCTCTAATATTAATATATTTCCGCCATTAGAACAACAATAACGTCTAGCTAAAGTAGGACAGTTTTTATTTAAAAAATAGCAGCCATCACAACTACCTATTGGATTAGACTCTACTATAAACTATTTATTATCTATTGTTACTGGTATTCTATCTCTTACTATCTTTGCTAATTCCTAATCATTTAATGTCATAGTCCTTTCCTTTTCCGTGTTTATCTAAGTAAAGCATAGCTATTGCATTCCAAGCTACAGCAGCTAAGTGGTTTACTTTAGTTTCATCATCAACTTTATTACCTTTCTCATACTCAAGTAGATGTCTTAACATAGCAGCTTTATAACGTTGGTAACCATTCTCTAAGTTCTGCCAATTGTTATCACCATACTTAATAGAACCAGCAGTATAAAGCTTTACTATGTCTTCAATCTCTTCTAAAGGTAATAAATCCCAACGTAGCTTACCGTCTTGGTAATCATTCTTCTTTCCTTCTTTCATTGTTTATCTCTTTTAAGTATAAATCCTTGAGTACACAATGAAGTAATCCTAGAAGGGCAATAACAATTGTATAAATCACATCCTTGACACATACCTTTTACTTCATTCTCTACTAGAGTATAAGGTTTATTACCAAAATATACTTTCTTACCTAAGTATGCTACTTCTCTAACTTGTTTCTGTTTCATAGTAATTATATTTGTGATTATCTAAAGTAGGAGTAATTAATATTATATCACTTTACTTAACTAGACACTGTTATTACTTTACCCCTCTTACTCCCCATATAACGTCTAATATACTGTCTTAGTTACTATTTCTTTAACATTTATTAACATTATTTATAGTTATTTAACGCTATTAAGTTCAATGTTTTTAACATTCATTAACGATTTTAACTCATCAGCTAACTTTCTAGCATCTGGGTGAGCTGCACCACTACAACGTAATTCAAAGAAATGTTCCCAATCGCTCTCAAAGCCTGTCATTACTAATTCTGTCTTAGTTGCATTAGGGAGTACTGCTCTTGCTTCTTGTGGTTTTAATCCTTTATTTATTAGTAGTCTGTATTGCATCCCTGCATTGTTCAAACACCATAAAAAGTTGTCCGCTATACCATTATCTGAAGGCAATTGAATCTTCATATTATCAATATCACACCAATCTCCATCCCAGTAAGTATAATCTCCAGTAGGTATATTTAACCAAGTAGGTTTAATAAAAGTAAGCTCATTATTAAATTTATCCTTA